CGTTGCGTTTGTGGATGTGAAGAATGGAAATGATAAGAAGTCTTTTATCCTTTGGTCTACTGATTTAGAATACTTAAGAGAGAACATAAATACAAAGAGTCAACTTCATATTGGCAATATGATTACTTTCAAAGTGAAAAGAGGCAGGGATTATAAAGGTAAGAAATCCTTCAACATGATTCCTGATTCAATTGAGAGAATGACCAATGGACCGCTTACAATTTAATAGCTTCCATCTAGATGGATGGGTAACAAACATAGAACAACGTTTTGAAATAAACGGTTACTCCAATGTTAATATAACATTTGCGGTACAACAAGGCAATCCCAATACCGCAACTGGAAGAGTTAGAGTTATACCAGACAGACAACAAGGTAATGGATTGGTTAATAGAACATTTCAAGGTTCGATACTTGATTTTCACATGCAAACTAACAGACCTGTAGTTAGAGAGATTGGTTTGCCTGTGGGAATGATTTCAAGAACTTGGGGCGGACTAGAGGAAAGAACAGTTAATTTAATAATAACGGGTATCGTTTTTGAAGGCGATGATGGCTATCGTGAAGATTTTGTTGTCCCCAATTATCCACAGTTGTCTTCAGAAATTTTACCGAGAACAGAAGATTTAAACGCATTTAGAGAATTATTACAAACTGGATTGGTGGGAAGTTCTTGGGGTGCGGATTTTTATGTAACAAATCATGATGGATATGCATTACCAAAAAACTATCCGCCTGTTGAAAATAAATTTGAACCTGAATGCAGTAATAGATTAAAACAAATTGACGATTTTGATATAATACCATCTACTGGAGAAAAAATGAATAAGTATACATTATTCGAATATCTTGAGCTAGAGCAAGTTGGTTCTGTAATTTCAGAATCACACGAGCCTGGGCATGACGATATCACTGACCTTATTGAAGTTGCTCAAAAAATGCCAAGAACTCCAGAAGAGATTGAAGATTTCGCGGCGTCATACATTGCAACTATTTCTTTGAATGCTTTGTATCATTGCAATGAGTTGAGAGCAAGAGCCACGGTTTATGCTGGAAATAAAAAGGTTGACCTAGATGCTGTCTATGGAACTTTAATTGAAAGTTCTGACAAAGCCGCCACGGTCACAAAGGAAATTTCCAAATCAAAACCTGGATATGTTAGAGCCGCAAAAGAATATGAAAAAGCAAAAGCTTATGTGGAATTCTACAATGGTTTGTCATCTAATTTTGAAAAGTGCCACTATTGGGCTAAATCAAGAGAAGTTGCGAACCAGCAAGAGTTCAAAGGTTCCGCATATGAACCACACCACGATTCGGATAGTGGGAAAGGAGAAGTTGTGATACAACACCGTGAAGTCCAAGCGGCAACCGAAATAGGACACAGAAATTCATTAAGAGAAGCAAAACCTGTAGAAGATGTAAACTTCTAACAAACTAACTAACTAAAAATGTCACCGGAGGTAATACCATGTCAAACGCAACAGAAATTCCAGTAAAAGATTTTAATATCGATGAACCAACCATAGCAAAGGTAAAGATTAATTATAAGGAAGTATTCCTTACCCTCAATGATGGCGATAATTTAATTCGCTTCATTGACCCAAAAGGAAAGAAGATTGGTACGCATTGGGTTAAGGATAAGGACGGAAAGCAACGTTCAGTAAAGTGCCCCGTAACAGGATGCCCATGCTGTAAGGCCAATGTTCCAACCGCCTACAAGACTTTCATGAAGGTTGTAGATAAGTTGGGCAACGTGCGTATTTTTGAGTTTGGTTCGCAGATTGCAAACCAGCTTAAGAGAATCGCCTTAGACTTAAAAGAAGAAGACCCTAACGCAATGCTAACCCAGCGTGACGTTATCATCAACAGAGGACCAAGAGGTTCGAATCCTTTGTATAATGTCAAGTTGGTAAAGGTTAATGCAAAGCCAGCGCCTTCTGAAATTCTAAGACAGCAAGCCATCGAAGAAGCAATCACCAAGGACACATTGGACTTGAGTGAGATTGTAGTTCCTTGGACTGTCAAGAGAATCAACGAATACATCTACGGTATAAAGGAAGAGGGCGAAGGTCAGTCCGTTCCAGATACAAGCTTTGAGTTTGGAGCTAATGTAGGTCAGTCAGTAACAGCCGCCCCAGCACCAGCAAGAACCGCTTCGGCTCCCGCTACTGCCGCCAAGAAGACTGGCGAAGATTTGTCGATGTTCGAATAATTAATAGATAGTTTTATCACTTTCTATTCAAAAAAGTGAAATTTTTTATAAGTTAGGTAATTACATTATGCCTTTTAAAGACCCAATTAAAAGAAAAGAATATAATGAACAATTTAGAAAAAAATATCAGAAAGAAATAAGAGAAAGAAATAAAAAGTGGGCGCAAGAGAATGAGGAATATTTAAAAAAATACCATAAAGAATATAGAGAAAAATACAGAAAAGGTACACCGGAATATGCTCTATATTTAAGAAGTAAGATGTTAATAAAGAATTACGGTATAAATATAGAACAGTACGATGAAATATTAAAAAAACAAAACGGCGTTTGTGCTATTTGTGGAAAACCGCCGAGTGTTGATAAAAACGGAAGAGAAATATCTTTAGCAGTTGACCATCATCACAAATACAATGGTATAGAATCGATAAGAGGATTATTGTGTTGGACCTGTAATCGAAGATTGATTTCAAATTTAGGTGACAGAGAAAACGCAATAGAATTATTTCAAAAAGCTGTTGAATATCTTCAAGCTTTTGAAAAGAAGAAGAAGTCAAGGGAGTAGTCATGTTAGTTACATGTGCAGGACGAGGACTAAAGCAACCGATTGAACTTGATATTCCAGAAGTTGAGTATGTAAAAATACAGGCTTTGGGAAGTCCAAGAGAACAAAACGATGCGATAGCCGCTTATGCAAAAAATCATGTTAAGAAGTATGGATATGATTTGGGAATCTGTAAAGACCGCAAACGTGCAGTGGATTTTAACGCTTGCATAAATTGTGGAATGAATCAGGGTCAGAATCAATCCGCGTGGGCAAGATGTAAATATAAAAATCTTGAGTACAAATATACTTCCAGTAAAGCTACTGTGGTTGCTCAGAAAAAGGTTGATGAAAAGATTGAAAAGAAATTGGAACTGACGCCAGAAGAATTGGCTATGGCTAAGAACCTTTACATCACTGATTGAGGTAAAAATGAAAAAAGTAAAGGGTTTTATAATTAATGCACTTGCAAGTTTGTTCGAACCAATTTATGATAGACTCGTAGAAAGAAAGAACGAAAAGAGTGCAGAAGAAACAAAAAGAGCAGTAACGGACATAATTAAGGAATCTACCGAGGCCGCTAACAAGCAGAAAGAAAAGGTAGATACTTATAAGAAAGATAGAAGAGTCAAAGGCTTGACCAAAGACTTAACAAACATGGTTAAGTGGGAAGTAACAAGACAAGAAATCCAGAAGACAAAGAAACCAAAAGTGAATAAGGTACATCGTTCAGAAACATTAGGTAGACTCAATAGGGTCTAATCACTGTCAATCACTGTAAAAATAGGAGAATACAATGGCATATGTTAAGAAATCAAAAGATATAGATAAGGCTATTGAAACTGTTAAGAAGGTAAGAGAAAGTGCTCCAAAAGAAGATGGAGCAAAGAAGACTGCGGTGGCGAATGCATTAAAGGCCATCCAGAAGTCGTTTGGTGAGCGTTCAGCATTTTTTGGTAACGACAGCAAGACATTAGACCTTCAGTGCGCCCCGACTGATTCCATGAGCTTGAATTGCGCTATTGGAATTGGTGGAGTTCCAAAGGGAAGAATCACAGAAATTTCCGGTGCTGAAGGTTCCGGTAAGACACTAGTAAGCTTGGGCGTCATTGCAAATTGTCAGCGCAATGGTGGTCAGGCTGTTTTTATTGACGCAGAACATGCGTTGTCGAAGGAATGGTGTAAGGCTTTGGGTGTTGATTTTGATAAGTTAATTATCTGTCAGCCAGAGTCGGGTGAAGAAGCTCTTCAGATTATGGAGAGATTCGTTGACACCAATTCCGTTGACGTAATTGTTTTGGACTCGGTTGCCGCTCTTGTAACAAAGCGTGAAATCGAAGGTGAAATGGGTGACGCTCACATGGCTGAGTTAGCACGTTTGATGTCATCTAGCTTGAAGAAGTTGACACCAAAGGTAAGCAGAACAAACATTGCCTGTATTTTCATCAACCAGTTGCGTACAAACATTGGTGGATATGGAAATCCAGAGATTACCCCTGGTGGTAAAGCTTTGAAGTATTTCTGTTCGTTGCGCTTAAAGGTTGGTAAGGTCAGCGGAAGCGAGAAGAAAGATTCAAACGGAATCAAGATTGGTCACAGACTTAAGGTTACTGTAATCAAGAACAAGGTAGCCGCTCCATTTAAGGAAGCAGAGTTTGACTTGTATTACCTTAAGGGAATTGATAAGAAGTCTGAAGTTTCCACACTTGCCACACAGAAGGGCGTTGTTGCAAGACCAAACAATCGCCGTTATGAATATGGTAAGTTCGTTTGGAATTCTAAGGCTGAATACGAAGAGGCTTTAGCCACTGATGACGAATTGTGTAATGAGATTATGAACAAAACAATCGCCGCCATCGCCGCTAACGCTCCAGACGTAGAGGTTGGTGCAACAGCAAATGCTCAGGTTGTCAACGGAGCTTTAGTTGATATTAACACCGGAGAAGTTTTAGAATCTGAAGCATCAGAACAAGAAGCAGAACCAGTAGAAGCAGAATAATAAAAGGAACGGCCTCCATTGATTTGGGGGCCGCTCCCAACTCACTCTAGGAAGATAAAATGGAAAACACAATGAAATTTGATGAAGTACAATGGTTAATACCAAGAGACAGACAAATTATTGAAACTTGGTTTAAAGTTGCTGGTATAGAAATGTCTAAGGATGAATTCGCAAACGATTTAATGTTGCGTGGGATGATGTATTGGTCAATTAATGGATGGGAATCAGATAAAGAAACGATTGCACAGTTTTACAACAGACTCAGGAGCAACAATGTTAGCAAAGCTTAAATCATTATTTAAGAAAAAAGAGAAAACAGTTTTTGATATTAAAAAATACGAAGAGACTTATCCTGTTGATACTTGGTACACGAGTGGAAGTCATCAAGTGTTAAGACTCAGCAATGTTTATATGCGCGGTGATGTTCCATTCATTACTGTCGAGAAACCCGAATTGGAACCACTGAAGAATGAATTTCAAATTGTTAAGCTCGATGATTTAGCTCCAAGTTATTTAAGAGGCTGGAACAAGGTGGACGATAAGGAACAGAAGAAATTAGAAAAGTCTTATTGGAAAGCCATAGAAAATCAATTAAAAAAGCAAACCGTTTCCAACAAGGCCGCGTACAATAATTTTGTGAAGCTGGGTAAATAAATGTTTCAAGAACGTAGAGTGAAAATTTGGGAACTAACTGAAAGCTTATACGTCCAATTACAGACGAAGAAGTTTGACCATCCAATTACTTCGTCTCAACTAGTGAAACACAGTCTTCAGCTAGCTGAAGAATTTTACACAATGAAAGAACTTGATTTAGAAAAACATATGCTTCCCAAGGAGTAATCATGTTTACAGCAGAAATGACAGTTCAAGAAGCTATGTTACAACACCCGAAAGCCAGAGAGGTTTTCGCGGGATATCATTTAGGTGGATGTGCTCATTGTTCCATCAGTGAATTTGAAACAATCGCTCAAGTGTGTGAGGGATATGGAGTTCCCACGGAAGTTCTTTTGGGAACTTTGAATTCACTTACTGAAGAAGCCAAGTAATTGTAAATTTGTAAAGTAAATAAATTGCAAAAAATAGTGAAAATTCTATAAAAAACTATTGATTTATCAAGAGCAATGTGATATAATGTATTCAAGTTAGGCCGATGTGGATTCGTTATCTCATATCATTCATGAACGCCGCAAGGCATACCGAATTACGATACTTGCCTAGCTTTACTTTAAAACGTAAAAAGTTTTGAACTGTTCTTTGAAAATTCAAATAAGCCGAAGTGGGACTGGTTATCATACTCTGGTTGAGAGCAAGGGGTAACGACCTTGCCGCAAGTGAGACTAAAGGATATTTCTTAGAAGCCCGAAGTTACTTCACCTCTGCTAAGTTTAAGTGTGGACTGGCAATTCCACCGCCACTGGTAAATGTCAAGGAAACAATGACAATGTTTCCACCGAGAGGTAAATGTCCACGTAAGGAAAACAGAACAACGTATCCAAGCGTTCCAGAGCACAATACTTGCTTAATTTGAATCTTCAAACAAAAGTTTAATCGAGCCGAAGTTGATGCGTTATCTATCATACAGAAGACGATTGTGAAGCCGCAAGGTGGAACGAAAGTCGCCCGAAAGTGGGGCCTCGCAAAGACACTACTTGTTCGATTATAAAAGTTTTTTGAGCCGATGATAATTCGTTATCATTAAATCTGCGAATAGAGGTTCAATTCCTCTAGCCTTCCTCGGGAGGTTTAGTTCAACGGTAGAACAGCGGAGCCGCAAGGCATATCGAATGTCGCTACTTGCTCAAAAATTTAGTTTTAAAAACGCTTGACAAATCCACATTCATGTGGTATAATACAAGAAGTTAAAGATTAGAGCCGAATTTAATCTGTTCTCTCTGAAAAGTCGGATTAAAACCTACTTGTTCTAGTCAACCTTCACAAAGGCAAAAAGGCAGAAAATGAAATCGATGCAATCACATTCCATTAACTTTGCAAACTCTATTATCGTAGAGTCGATGGATATCTTTGTGTCAGCAGATTTTAGCAAAGTCGCCAAGCCAGAACAACAGTATAGTGTTACAAGAGGGTCGCGTATGAGTTAAGGAAGAAACACATTCCTCTCCGCGCAGGCCCTCTGGAAATCCAGAGGGCTTTTTCATTTTAGGGTTGAAATTTTAAAGTGAAAGTGATATAATAGATTGAAGTGTTGCGGGGTAGAGAAATGGTAACTCGCCAGCCTCATAAGCTGGAGATTGCTGGTTCAAGTCCAGCCTCCGCACCAAAGTAACAAGAAAAACATTGCGGGGTGGAGGAGTCAGGTTTCCTCACGGTCCTCATAAGGCTGACATCACGTAGGTTCAAATCCTACCTCCGCACCAAAGCTCTAATGGAAAGTAATTCCATATTCGTAATAAAAGAATATTGCTTCAAAAATTAGAATAGCATGGCGATGTCGTTCAATGGCAGGACGCGGCTCTCATAAGGCTGAAACAAAGGTTCGATACCTTTCATCGCTACCAACAACGAAACGAGGGAAACATGAACACGAATTCAAAGTTAATGCAAGAGATTGATAAAATGTCTGTGATGGATTTGGCAAATTTAGTCGCTTCACTACAGAGAGCCTTGGGCCAGCCAGTTACGGCTTATCAGACTCAGAGAACAGAAGTAGCTCCCGATGGAACGGCACTTGCAACTGGACCAGCAAAAAATAGTTTCATGGTGAATGCTGATTCGGTGCCTATGGAAAAGAAGATGGGCGCAATTAAAGCAGTGAGAGAAATTCTTGGAATTGGTTTGAAAGAAGCAAAAGATTTCGTTGACGGTCTTCCCAAGATGGTTGCGGAAGATGTTGACAAGGCAAGGGCGGAAGAGTTGCAGAAGAAATTAACAGATGCGGGAATTGTTGTTTCCGTAAAATAAGGTGAATAAAATGAACCACTACTCTACTCGACCACGACCTACTACTGGAACTTCCTATAATATCGGGATGTACGCCATTGGTAGACTATGCCCCTCGGAAGGGTAGAGCAGTTGGTTCGATTCCAACCATCCCGACACAAACCTTAGTTTAAGTTAGAAAACACTCCCATTAATTGGAGGGAGAGATGCCAGAGAAAATCTGGTAGGTTTGATAATCGGGGAATGTTGAAATGGCATCATCTACGTTTTGGATACGTAAGTCGAAGGTTCGATTCCTTCTTCCCCGACAAGTTTGAAAATTAAATATCCTCCCTTCGTCTAATGGCAGGGCACACAGCCGATTACTGTGATACGTTGGTTCGATTCCAACAGGGCGGACAAGAAAAGTTCTTTGAAAAATAATAAATACGGTCCCTTAGCTCAGTTGGTTTAGAGCACCGAGTTGATAACTCGGGGGTCGCTGGTTCGAACCCAGCAGGGACCACAGCTTCTTGGAGATACGGGTTCGAGGTCCGTGGGGGCAAGGTAGTAACCGTATAACCGCTTGGCTCATCCCCAATCGGAAATATATAGCCCCACTAGTTCAACATGGAAGAATGCCAAGAAGATATGCCGAGGTAGCTTATACCTGTCAGAGCATCCGACTCTTAATCGGAAGGGACTTGGTTAGAATCCAAGCCACGGCACAAGAAATAAAAGTAAGACCCTATATGCTCTTGTAGCTCAGGGGTAGAGCATTCGCCTGAAGAGCGAAGTGTCGGGGGTTCAATTCCCTCCGAGAGCACGGTGGAATAGATAGGCTGTAAAAGACAGCAGGCACATCTCGTAAAAGCGCCGAGATTCCTCGTAAAAATTTATACAGAGGTTGAGTGAGCCTAGGACGTTGCGGGTAAACGGATTGTATAACGCCTGTAATATCTATTCCAGAATAAATGCCTTGGTAGCTGAAATGGATTAGCATCTGTCTGAAAAGCAGAAGATATTGGCTCGATACCAATCCAAGGCACGGAGGAGGGAGCTACTCCCCTCGCAACAATGGGGTAGCAGTTTGACTCGGTGGCAGAGTGGTCGATTGCGCGTAGCTGTAAACTACGTCCCCAAAGGCACGGTGGTTCAAATCCATCCCGAGTCACAAGTAACAAGTAAGAGTTCTAATCTATGTGTCGGGGAAGACTAAACATTCGTCCGGATGAATGTGATACTGGGTTCAACTCCCAGCATAAATTAGATTATATGGGGTGCATTCCTGGAAGCTGGCAGTAAAACCAGTGGCTCTTGTGAATAAATAAAAACAAAGTCTCGGTAGGCCACCGAATCAACTTTGTAAAATAAAAATCACATAAAGTTTCAGGTGTCCCGAGCGTGGCGGTTAAATTCCCCTGCTCCCCACGATTTAAATGGGTTGTTCGCCTAGCGGCAATGGCATCTGACTGTGGAAGTTATTCAGTTCGAATCTGAAAACTTCAAAATAAATCAGACGGCTTCGGCCTTCGGTGGTTCGAGTCCACCACAGCCCACTATGATAAATCCAAAGTGTGATAAATGTAAAGAAGAATTAGAAGAGTTCGGGGCTATTTTACTTAGTCCTCCGGACAATCGTGGTAACGTAAAGAAATATCATATTTGTATAAAGTGTTTTGATATAATAGTAAAAGATATTGATTTTAACTCAGTTGGAACACATGAAACCTAGAACTAATGAAAAAGATAAGGCTAGAGAGTTACGACAAAGTGGATATAGTGTAACTGCCATTAGTCATCAATTGGGTATTTCGAAGGGTTCCATTAGTCCTTGGGTTAAAGATATAGTTTTAACAGAGGAACAAGAACTTGAATTAAAGAAAAATGAAAGAGAAAACAGAATAAGATTCAAAAATTTTAGTGGATATGAACAATCTCAAAAAAATAAAAGCGAATCTATTACAAGACTTAAAGAGTATAGAGAGAAAGGTTTTGAATTAGCGAAGATAGATAATGAATTTTCCATAGTTTGTGCGCTCTACTGGGCAGAGGGAAATAAGACAAAAAATACATTCAGAATTTCTAATTGTGATTATACAATGCTCTCAATAATTAAAGATAAGCTTATAAAAATGGGATACGAACTAAAAAAGATGGGTATGGTAATACATTGCGTAGAGGACACTGAAACAAAAGATAATGACATTAAAGATTTTTGGCAAGAAAAAGTTGGAATTGAAAAAATAAGAGTATATAGATACAAAGTAAAGAACGAGAGTCAAAGAAAGGGTTTTGGAAAACAACCTTTTGGGACAGCACATATGCATGTTTTTAACACAGAACTTTTACATATGGTATACGGTGGAATAGATTATTTAAGAAGATAAACATAGCCGCTTAGCTCAGTTGGTTAGAGCGTCTGATTTACATTCAGAAGGTCATCAGTTCGAATCTGATAGTGGCTACAGATGGTCTTAAAAAGATAACATACATCTTGTACTCCGAGAGTAGGTAACAAGATGAAAATTCCTTCGGGAAGCCACCCTCAGAAACTCTCAGCATAGCCCCTTACGCCAATGGTAGACTGCTTTCCTTACAAGAAAGAAGAAACTGGTTCGATTCCAGTAGGGGCTACGGAGAAAAAATGGAATCAATTGAATTACTTTTCCAGGTTGACCCAAAGTATTTGACTGAACATACTTATGTCAAGAATCCTGTGAAAGTACAGATTTTGAAGCCAAATTCTAAGTTAATGTCAAGGTATTTAGGAGCAAGTGGAAAGAGAATGGCGAAAGCTGGGTTTCCATTTTACTTCGAAGAAAGTATAGCAAAAGAGTTATTGAAAAAGAAAGTGGCTTGTTTGATATAAATTACGGGGCACGGAACTGCTTGGAGTGGTTACTTCACTTGCAATGAAGATGTCAGATGGGTTCGAATCCCATGTGCTCCACATAAGAGGATAGTGTGATACAAACTAAAGATGTTAACTATAGAATGTTGAATACAGAAAATGGAAGAATTGCAACATTCAACAAAAGTCATACTAGATTCGATGCTTTCGACGCCGATTGGGATTCTGGTTATTATGAAGACAATCATGAAGAAGTAACCAGAAGTACTTGTTGGGGTTGGGGTGAATGGGAGAATGTGTGATGTCGAAACTCGAAGAAAAAGCTAAAAAATCTAAGAGAATCGAAAAGAACAAAGCTGTTATAAATAAAAGGGTAAAGGTTGCCAAGGCGCATGGAATGAAGACTGACCAGCGTAACAGATTTAAAAAGAAGCATCCTTTAGATTGTGGTCGTGCAAATTGCGGATTGTGTTCTAGTCCTAGAAAGTGGGGCGAGAAAACAATGCAAGAACAAAAACACGAACAGAAGGACAGGTTTGATACTGATGGCGAAGAAAATAAAAACTCATAATCACAGAAATTTGAAACATCTGCCTTATGGAACTAAGTTAGATAAAAGGGCTTATGAGTGGTGTGCGATGGATAGCTGTCAAGAGCCTGCTGTTAAAGATAGAGGTTATGTAAAAGAACAAGTTAAGAAAGAAATAAAAAGTCAGTTAGAAGATGTTTAAAATATGGGTGTGTGCAAGCGGGTATTCAACACTTGCCTTACAAAAGGCCGAAGAGTAAACGTTATCGGTTCGCAGGGGTTCGACCCCCCAACACTCCACAAAAGAGAATGTCATGATAGAAAATAGACCTTGGGGTTATTTTGAAACTTTAGTCGCAACAAACGATTCAAAGACTAAAAAGTTGGTAGTAAAACCAAGGCAAAGATTGAGTTTACAAAAGCATTTGCAACGAACAGAAATTTGGTATGTTTTAAAAGGACGAGGAAAAGCAATATTGGATGAAGCGGGGATTGAACATCCATTGAAAAAAGGTGTTGTAGTATACGTTCCAAAAGAATTGATTCACAGAATAGTGAACACGAGTAAGAAAACTGATTTAGTAATTTTGGAAGTTCAATTTGGTGTATGTCTTGAAGAAGATATAATAAGAATTCAAGACGATTATAAAAGAACGCAACCTTAGTTCATTGGTAGAACGCTTCGTTGACATCGAAGAGGCAACAGGTTCAATTCCTGTAGGTTGCACGAAATGACCTTGGTGGCGATGGTTGGGGGTTTCTATGGTAGAGACCTGGATGAGGGGCCAGCATCCGATTTTAAACCGACTAATTTACCATCACGTATTGGAAGATAGCCGAATGCTGGTTTGTCGGGCTTGTTTGCTAAACAAGTCTACCTAACAAGGTAGCAAGAGTTCAATTCTCTTATCTTCCGCAGTTTTGAGCCGCTGTAAGTTCGTTACCTAGTTAAAGTGTTATGTAGAAATACAAAACATGAACGGTTCGAATCCGTAAAAACTTTCAAGAAATTGAAAGGGCAATATCAATGGATTTATAAAACTTGCTCAAAACTAAAATTAAATCTAGAGCCGCTGAACGATGGGTTATCCTATCATAAAGGGGTGGTAGTCGGGTTCAATTCCCTTCCATCGGCACCATTTCATGCCGATGTAGCTCAACGGTAGAGCACCTAAACATCCATCATCGATACTTGTTCTAGGTTTTATGGAGAGATGGCAGAGTGGCCTATCGCACTCGTCTTGAAAACGAGAGTCCCCGAAAGGGGACCGTGAGTTCGAATCTCACTCTCTCCGCACGAGGAATAACGATAACATGACGGAAGAAGCTTTGAAGTCTATGTTAAACATTATGCTAACCTCAATGGAAACGAAATTGAAGTTAGACAATACAGATGTAACTAAATCATATCTAGAAGGTTATCGTGATTGTTGCAAATTACTTCTTGAATATGTAGAGAAGAAATAGTGGTCTTACCTTATCATGATAATCGTGCGAATGTTTCCGATAATTATCGCGGGAAAGAAATATTCAAATGCATGAATGAAAAATGTGGATATGAATGGCGTAGCAATCCAGGTTGGCAAGATTCCTGCTGGAAATGTGGACATTACTACATGAAATATGAGAACTTCTATGCAGATTGGGTTCTAACAAATAACGAATGGAAAAGGAAAGAAAATGAGTATTCTTGAAGAAGTCAAGTCAGGACAGAAATCTGTAACAGATTTGGTTAAGGGCAAGACAACAACACTACAGTACTATCGACAAGGTAATTTGATTTATATGACCGAAGATGGTTTTGAATTTCCAGTTCCAATTTCAGATTGTGGGGAATCGACCTTCTTCAATTCTCATCCAGCACTTGAATTAATGCGTTGGATTAGAAAACAAGTGGATGTAATTAAGGCAAACTAATTCACTCCGAGTTCGTCTAATGGTAGGACAGCGGTCTCTGAAACCGTCAGTGGTGGTTCGAATCCATCACTCGGAACAATAAATTTCAGATTTTGAATCTGATGGGTGCGGGGTGCGGTAAGTTTTCATGGCGATAGTGGTGTAATGGTTGTAGCATAGTTCATTGTGAATGAATTGGAGCCAGTTCGATTCTGGTCTATCGCCCGAGGGTTGGATGAAAGATTTTCTGTTATTAGCGATGCAAGTAGAACAAAATCCGAGTCTTAAGTGTCCTCAATGTGGTGGGGACCGTGGAATTTACATGACAGCAGGACCAGCAATTTATAATATGACTCATCAGCCAGGATGTAATTTAAGAAGGGAATTTGATGAGTGGATTAATACAGAAGGCAATTTTCAGAAAATACAGAATATAAGAGGAAATAGATAATGGCTTTCAGAACTGAAAAGGTAAGATGTGCGGGATGTCATGGCAAGGGATATCTCCTACACAAAGAATGGGTTTGTAAAAGATGTAATGGAGTTGGAACAGTAGAAAAGAAAGTAGAAATAAAAACCAAAATCAATTGGAAATGGTTGTTATTGGGTGTAGTTGTGGTTGGTGCTTTTATAGTTTGGTGTTTTTTTAGTTAGCATGGTGGCTATCATCTAGTGGTAAGATGCTCGATTGTGAATCGAAGAACTCGGGTTCAATTCCCGATAGTCACCCGAAGAAATAGAAAAGAGGTAAGTCATGAGTAATATGTATAAACAATGCAAGTTTAAGAATGGCAACACTTTTCAAACAGCTTGGGTTGAAGATAAACCAAGTTTAAGAGTTGGAAACTTGATTGAACTTAAATCAGATAACAAGGAAAAGTGGGAAGTGGTTGCTATCGGAGAGGTTAAACACGTTCCGCAGTTAATTCACACTTGGCAGATGTAATGTTTTCACATTCAGATTTGGTTTTGTTGGGAATTGGAGTTGTACTTTGGGTTGTTTTTATATTTATCCTTAGAAAACATCCTCCCCACGATGATAAGAACAATTTCCATCAAGAATAAAACGCCTGTAAAAGGCGTATTGGGGAATAGTATAATGGTAGTACAGGATACTTTGAATATTCGAATGGTGGTTCGATTCCATCTTCCCCAACTTCTGAAAAAAAGCATTAAAACTTTATATTGATTTACTACATGGTAGGACAACGAGCACTGTTAAATGTCCTACCGGAGTAATCATGATAAAGGAAAGAAAGAAAACGAGTAAACTTTGGTTGATAGATAAACAAGAATTAAAAGATTATGTTTCTAAAGCAACTTCAATTTCACAAATTTTAATTCATTTTGGTTTTGTGAAATATGGTAGAAATAATGCAACTCTAAAACAAGTTTTAGATAAATCGGGAATAGATTACAGTCATATTCCTCAAGGTAGAAATAGCAATCGTTTTAACTTACGTGGTGGAATAACTCCAAAAACTCTTGAAGAAGTTTTAACTCAAGATAGTGGATATTCCAGAACGCATCTTAAAAAAAGATTAATAAGAGAAAAAATTTTAAAGAATGAATGTAGAAAATGTGGGCTTGGAAATGTTTGGCAAAACGAACCAATATCATTACAGCTTGAACATAAGAATGGTAATGGTAGAGACAATAGAATAGAAAATCTAGAAATACTTTGCCCAAACTGTCATAGTCAAACCACTACATTTGCTGGTAGGAAGCAACATCAAAATTTGAGCCGAAGATAATTCGTTATCTTACAACTCTAAGATGTAGGTTCGAGTCCTACCCTCTCCACTAACACGGAGAGGTAGCCCAACTGGTCGAGGCAGGAGTAGCCGAAAGGCATACCGAATGTCAACACTTGTTCAAATTTTAAAATTAATCTTGGGCCGAGGATAATTCGTTATCTATCAATCTGCGAATAGAGGTTCAATTCCTCTAGCCTTCCTCGGAAGGTTTAGTTCAACGGTAGAACAGCGGAGCCGCAAGGCATATCGGATATCAACACTTGTTCAAGATTTTAAAGTTAATATATACCGGAGTCATTGCTAATGGTAGGCAACCTGTCCTTGAAACAGGGAATGCTGGTTCGATTCCAGCCTCCGGTACTGAAGAGTCATTGCTAATGGTAGGCAGTCACTTTCTGAATGTGAAAATGTTGGTTCGATTCCAGCCTCTTCAACCAGTAACATAATCTGCAACAAAAGGAGAACGTCATGGAACATCGTCTAGTCAAAGAATATAACCTAGCTTCCAATCGTGTAATGGAGAGCTTGGTGTCGCTTTGACGCTGAGAATAAAGAAATCTCAGTAAAACGAATTGAACATGAAATGTTATCCGAAAGTTTTTGGCAAGATACAAGAATTGCCAAGCAGAAACAAAAAGAGTTAAGTTCTACAAAGAAGATTGTTGAAGTTTGCCGTTCTATCAAAAACGTGTTGTCAGATGTAGAAGCTGGTTTGGAAATTCTACAAACATGCGAAGATAGAGAACTTGAGAACGAACTAGATTCTAGGTTATATGACCTAAATAATAGGTTAAAGAATTTAGAAGTAGCTAGAATGTTTTCTGGACCATATGATTCTAATGGCGCAATACTAACTATACAATCTGGTGCTGGTGGAACTGAAAGTCAAGATTGGACCGAAATTCTTTTAAGAATGTATGGTCGTTGGGCAGAAAAGAAAGGTTTCAAAGTCACACTGTTGGATATCCAGTATGGAATTGAAGCTGGAATTAAAACAGTGACTTTGAAAATAGAAGGGGATTCTGTTTACGGATTGATGAGGTCTGAAAAAGGCGTTCACCGATTCATGCGAGTCTCACCTTTCGATTCTAATCAGAGAAGACAAACATCGTTTGCAAGAGTTGATTTGATTCCAATTCTTGAAGACATTGAAGAAATAAAAATAGATAAATCAGAAATTGAGATTGATATCTATAGAGCAAGTGGTCCTGGCGGTCAACACAGAAACAAAGTTGAAACCGCAGTAAGAATAAAACATTTGCCCACAGGAATAATAGTTAGAAGCGAAGATAGCAGAAGTCAGGGTGAAAATAAAGAAATGGCTCTGGCGCAACTTAAAAATAGATTGGCTTACTTGGCTGAAACAGAACAAAAGAAAAAGATTGAAGATTTGTCTGGTGAAAAAAGTGATGTGAGTTTTGGGCATCAAATCAGAACTTACGTTGTTCATTCTAGACAAGTAGTAGTAGATGAACGCACCGGAAAAGAATATAGACCAGTAGAAGATATTCTCGATGGTGATTTGGATAATCTAATCACGGATTATTTAAAGTTAAATCGACCAGAGTAATCTGGTCATGGAGGGTTGGCACAGTGGCTACTGCACCGACCTGGAAAGTCGGAAAGCCTGTTAAAGGGCTTCGAGAGTTCGAGTCTCTCACCCTCCGCATCATAACTCTAGGAATAAAATGTCTAATAAGTCATTTGATTCTTTAAATGTTTTAGACCAGAAATTAAGACGTGCTTTTCCTGTCGGGATGGACACGCCAAGTGTAAGAGTCACAATTGAATTGTTGAATGGATTTGAATTATTTAACACAAGACCATACCATAATTATGAAACTTGGTCAGATGGTTATAGAGTAACAGATAAAATTTCTGGAATAAGTTGTGAGTCAGAAGATTTGGATGATGCAATTGATGGATTGATAAAAAAGATTCAGTCAAAAACTTAGTGAAGGTCATGAAACAATATCCTACAATATCAAAGCAGACACAAAATATTTATATCTACGCTTTTGATAAATTAGATGGTTCCAATATAAGAGCGGAGTGGGATAGGAAGAATGGTCTTTCTAAGTTCGGAAGCAGACATCATCTTATAGACCATACGGATGAATTACTTGGTGAATCAATCCAATTGATTAAAGCCAAGTATGAGCAACAACTTAGTGACATATTTAGAAGAGAAAGATTTGAAAGAGCAACTGCGTTCTTTGAATATTATGGACCTAGTTCTTTCGCTGGTAGACACGAAAAGAACGAGACACACGATGTAAAACTTTTTGATATTGATGTTTTCAAAAAGGGCGTGATTGGTCCGAGAGAGTTTTTAAGGATTGCTGGACATCTTGATATCTCTAATTTTATTTATCAAGGAAACTTGAATCATGAATTTATTTCATCTGTAAAGGATGGAACTGCTATCGGCGTAACTTTTGAAGGTGTAGTTTGCAAGTCCAACGAGTTAGATAAACACCGCCAAACCATAATGTTCAAGATAAAGAGTGAAGCTTGGATGCAGAAATTAAAAACGCTATGCAAAGGTGACGAGAAACTCTTCGAACAATTAGCATGAAAATTGAACTCACCAAAATCAACTCTTACGTGTATCATGTCAGATTTGAGACAAGATACGATTTGACTTCCACTTTGTTGAGGTTCGAAGAATATTTTGAATCACCAGAATTTTCAGGTAAAGTTTTTACGTTAGCGCAATTTAAGAAATGGTATATGAAGACTCAAAACAAAAAGAGATTCACGTACTATGAAGATTGGACTGGATATAATGTTCCTTCAAAAGATTTAAAACCATTCTATGAAGGAAAGTTCAATCCTCTTAGCAATAAAGAACAACAGTTCTTGGATTTGTTTCGTAATGTAAAGGGAGAATTTTACATTATCGGAACATTCATGAGAGATAGAACTGAAAAAGAAACAATCAATCATGAAGTAACACACGCTTCTTTTTCAATGGTTCCTGAATATAGAAAAGTAATTAAGAATTATTTTAAAGATAAAGACGTTAAAGAATTAAGCGCCTTCTTGATAAAGAAGGGTTATTCCAAGAAACAATTGATTGATGAAATGAATGCCTATCTTTCAAACGATTTGAAATGGTTAAGAAAGAAAGGTTTAATCGGTAAACATTATACACAAATGTCTAGGGAATTACAGGATATTTACACAAAGTTCGAGGAAAAAGCGTAATTGGACAAATGGAAGATTTTGCTGTTGGCAGGCTGAGCTGTTTCGAAAACAGTCGCACATTAACTTGGCGCAGGGGTTCGATTCCTCTATCTTCCGCAAAAAGTGCTTGACAAACATCTTGGGATGTGGTATAATACCTAAGTAATCAATTGGAGATTGACATGAACATGTTTCGAAAACCTCTTAAACGATTGGAGTCTGCGGCTTAATTCATTTTAAGCTGACGGACTCACATGGTCCCGAAGCTTTAGTGGATGAGCCACGGCCTTTTAAGCCGTAGAAGAGGGTTCGATACCCTACGGGACCACGAAGAAACAAAACGCCTTCGTGACGCAATGGTAGCGTAAGTGACTTTTAATCACAGAGTTGGGGGTTCGAATCCCTCCGAGGGCACAAGAAAGTGTTGAAATTAAATGACCAGACAAGAGTTTGACATTTTATCACAAAGAACACATGCGGCTGTGTGGGCTGATAGAGAAGGAATAACGGCAACTTTGTCTGGAAGAAATATAGAAACAAGAACTGTAAATGTTCCGAATGGATGTCTTGGAATTATTTTGTCGGTCCAAGAAAGTTCGGTGACAATAAGTTGGGACCATTACAGTTTTGAGAATCACAGAATTCAAGAGTTGTTACCGAATCCAATTGGTGTTCTTGAGTTTAGTAATCTAGATATGATTAGAGCAACTAAACTTCCAGCAGGATGGAGTTACATTTAAGATATGGGAATGTAGTGTTAACGGTATAGCATGGCTGGCTCTTAACCAGTTCGGTGTCGGGTTCGAATCCCACCATTCCCACCGATTTTTCGTCTAAAATCCCTTAGGACGCCGACCATTTGGAGGTCGGGGAAGGTAGATGTAATGGGCCTACCAGAATCGACCATTACCATTAAAGTTTTATGTCTTCGTAGCTCAACTGGTTTAGAGCATCCGACTCTTAATCGGAGGGTTGTGGGTTCGACTCCCACCGAGGACACAAGGAATAAAGGCGGTATTAAGTGAAGGAAAAATCTGCAACAACTTCTTTTTGGCATTTCGCTAAAAAGATTTTTACTAGAAAAGAAGGAGTAAGTGTAATGGCTAATGTACACAATGGCAAGGTGAAGTGGTTCAACGATAAGAAGGGTTTCGGCTTTATCGAGTGTGAGGGTAGGGCTGATGTATTCGTTCACTTCTCTGCCATCCAGGCGAGTGGTTTTAAGACCTTGAAAGAGGGTCAGGAAGTTACGTTTGAGATTGTCGCGGGTCAGAAGGGCGACCAAGCCGCAAACGTTAAGTAAATTGTAAGAGCTATTCAATCATCATAGAAGAGCAGTACGGATGGAACGTACCCGAAAGGACTGAAAACTGGCAAAGTCCAGTGTGTAGGTAGGGGACATGAAACGCCCCCATGAAGTGATGCATTGAATATATATTTGGTCTTAAGATTTTATTAGTTGACGAAAAGCGGCCTCGTGAACCGTATAGACGAAAGTCTATTTAATAAGCGACTAATAAAACGTCTGGTGCGCCAATGAAATAAACATCCTAAGACTAAGATAAGGATGCATGGTGCCTTCGTCTAGCGGTCCAGGACAGCGCCCTTTCAAGGCGCATACAGGGGTTCGATTCCCCTAGGCACTACAAGATTACGTGGTCTGTGGTAAGATAATAGAGTGAATCCGTAGCTTATTAAATCAAAGCGGCTGGCAGAGCCAGAGAGAAGTCAAGTGCGAGGCTTGACCGGAACTAGATTGTGGACCTCTAGTAATAAGTCCAGCATTCTAAAAAGATTCTTGCACCACCAAGAATCACCATGTAATTGATTATGGAGAGCTTTTTCACACAATGCTAAAAGACTGACGGTGCCGCCTCTACGTTGGTTTTTGTGTGGAAGTAGGCAGAAGCGGCTAGGGAAGATGCGTTTTATTGCTGGTTATCGCATCAACTGACGCTAATTAACTAAATCAGCACGGCCAGGGACGGTGACGATGTTAGCGCATCCGAGGAACTGGCTGAATACTTTGGCCCTGTCGAACATTGGCTAGTTCATCTGGCTTTCAATCAGGGAAAGAGGGTTCGATTCCCTCCAGGGCCTCCAACTTAACCATAGGTTTTATTTGTATACGCAAGAGAAATTTGAAATAGTATACACTCAGAATTATCGGTTAGTAAAATCTTTCTGCGCCAGATTTGTTGGACCACGTTCAAGAGATTTGGAAGATTTAACGCAGGAAGTTTTTATAAAGGCTTTTATCAATATCTCTAGGTTTAGAGCGGAAGAAAGTTCGATTAAGACCTGGATTTGCTCGATAGCAAGGAATCACTGTCTGGACTTTCTTCGTTCTAAATATAATCAGACAACGGTTCTCATTGAAGAGCCAGAATTCTATTTCAAAAACAGAGTGGCTTCGGAAGAAGAATTGGAAATAAAAAAACAGACAGATAAGATTTTTGCGATAATTAAAAATCTTGACAAAGAAAGCATCAAGATAATGACCTTGAGATTTGTAGAAGATAAGACTTTGGTTGAGATTTCTAAAATCTTAAAGTGTTCTAACGATAATGTGAGACAGAAATCTTCCAGAGCACTTAAATATATTAGGAATAACATAAATCGTAAAAAGAGTTGACATGGAACAAATGGAAAAAGAAGAACTCTTTAACGACATGTATAAGAGAAAATTAAAGTTTGTGAAGGGTTACTGTAGAAGATATACAAGTCGTGAGCAATCCGAAGAATTAGCTCATGATATATTTTTAAATTTCTACAAAAGCCTAGACACTTTTAGAAACGATAGCAAGCTGGAAACTTGGCTTTATTCAATCACCAAGAACGCTTGCTCAAACTTTTTTAGAGCAGAACAATCTTTCAAGAGAAAAGGATTTACAATTTCTCTTGATGGCGGTGCGGTTTATGAAGACAGAGCAGAAAGCGGATTTACCGCACAAGAATTTCTTCACGACAGAAAATTTGATATAGATAAACGTTTGAGTAGTCAAGATATGTTGGTGCTTGTTAAGACTGAAATTGAAAATCTTCCATCTAAACATAGAAAATGTTTTTACGCTTTCATGGAAGAAGATGGTTTCAGGTCTTATCGGGATGCGGCGGAAATTTTGGGAGTTTCAGAAACTACTGCCAGAAGTCGAATTACTAGAAGTCGAGAGTTACTAAAAAAACGTTTAGCAAGAATGGCCCCATAGTCTAGTGGCAGGACAATACATTCTCAATGTAAGGGCAGGGGTCCGATTCCCCTTGGGGCCACGAAATAATTAAAATATCTCTCCATGTTGTAAGGGTTAGCAAACCGCACTGTCTATGCGTAAGAGCGAGTTCGAGTCTCGCTGGAGGGGCGAAAGAAAGAAGGCATGGAGTTGTAGCATAGCGGCCTAATGCGCCTCACTGTCACTGAGGAGACCGTGGGTTCAAATCCCATCAATTCCGCAGTAGCAAATAAAAATACGAGGAAGAAAGTGGAACTAGTCATGGTGAGCAATATCGATAATAATGTCAAGGAGAGTATGAAAAAAATTGGGGAAATCTTAAGCCAAGAATTCCCCTACTCCAAGATTATCTACAGTCGTAAAAAGGTTGATGGTCATTACAATGTCCATTTGGAATTCATCAAACCTGACGATGTTAACAAATTTATCGAAGTTGCTCACCGTTCCATCAAGATATATGGACTAGGAATTGATGTTCCAGTCCGTATGCGATATAAAAAGATTTCAGAAAATTAATTCAATTTGATATAATGGATAAAGCATGATAGCACTTGAGACAATCAGGTATTGTAACGAGTGTCCGTTCAAGAAAAGACAAATACCCCAAGATTATTTCTTCTGTTCATTACAGAAATATCTTGGTAAATCGGACGAAATAAGATTACCGAATGAGGCATATACTCGTCCTCCAGAAAATTGTTCACTAAGAGACGAGGGAATAAGTTTAGAAATAGAGGAAAAATATAGAAAAACTAAAACTCCACAAGTGCCAGAGAATAAATCAAAAACACTTGAGAGTGTAGATTAGAACGATGGGTGCGGGGCCAGAACAATCAAAGGATGGTATAAAATGGATTTGGTAAATGTTAATGAAGAAAATTTTAAGACAACGGTTTTAGATTCATCATTACCTGTTTTAGTTGATTTTTGGGCAGAGTGGTGCGGACCTTGCAGAATGGTCGCCCCTATCTTAGACAAACTTCAAAAAGAATACGAAGGCAAGATTAAGATTGTTAAAGTCAACATTGATAACAACAATGGTCTTGCAGAAAAATACGAAGTTATGTCGATTCCTACTTTGATTGCTTTCAAAGATGGAAAGCAGTTTGAAATGATTGTTGGAGCCCAGGGTGAAGCAAGATTTAAAGATTTAATGGATGCCGTAATTGCGAGTAAGTCATGACAGAATACGCATCGCCATTTGACCTAAAAGCAGAAAAGAAAAAGGTTGACGCTCAAGCAAAAGAAATCCAAGACCCAAAGGTTAAGAAAGCTTTTATTGCTAGAGCCAACAAAGAACTGGATGAACACGCTCAAATGCTTCGTAAGATGTCTGCTTTTGTGAATGCAAAGAATAAAAACGGACAACACCCTTCCGGATTAAGATGATTACTTATAAGACTGGTGATTTACTTGCTTTCACAGAAGATGCATTCGGTCACGGGTGTAATTGCCAATCTACAATGGGTAGTGGTGTTGCGAAAGCGGTAAGAGCTAAATGGCCTGCGATGTATGAAATTGCGGATTGTAAAAGTCCATTTACTCCACAGCAGAAATTGGGCGCTTATACTTACTTGCAATTGCCTGATGGAAAATTTGGATACAATATTTATTCCCAGTTTGATTATAGGGGAAGAAATGTTGGAAGAATGGATTTAGATTACGGAGCTTTAGAAAAAAGCCTGTCAGGTGTTTGTCTTGATATGCTTTCAAAGAGCCTAAAGACTCTTGCTCTTCCATTGATTGGATGCGGATTAGCTGGAGGAAATTGGAATGTTGTTGAAGGTATTTTGAATAGAGTTTCAGATACATATAAGATTGATTTTGTTGTTTATATAAACAATGGTTTTACGATTGAACAGATAAGAGAAAACGATTCAAAGAAATAATGGGGCTTTAACTCATTTGGTAGAGTGCTACCTTTGCAAGGTAGATGTGCGGGGTTCGAATCCCCGAAGCTCCACAGCGTTTATTTTAGTCGTTCAGTTCCGCTTTAAACTTTAAATGACTGGTCAGCTTATTCCTTAAAAGTGGGTTTAGACGTAATTTTGCCCCTTCCATGATTTTATGGATAAAAAAACGGAATTCATCTCGGATGATTTATGAAAAATGATATTGTTCGATTGATTGGATTTTTTGTAGCTCTTGGAATGATTTTATATATTGTATCATTACCTAAAGTTTTGTTATTTTTAAGTCTTGGGAATTGGTTTCTACTCACGATTAGTGGTTCTGTAATGTTGGTTATTGTCATTTTAGGCATACAAGCATTTAAAGATTATATAAACAATAGAGGCTAATGTGTTTCAGGCTTGGATAGTTGCCAACAAACCAAAGTTAACAAAGTCATACGATGATAAAATGTTTTTTGATATAGATGAAGCTAAAAATAAATGTGAAGATTTAAATAAGCAACATGGCAAAGATGTTTGGAAGGTTTACGAAATATCAGTAGATATAATGGGGCAGTAGCTCAGTTGGCAGAGCACTTGCATGGCATGTAAGGGGTCAGGGGTTCGACTCCCCTCTGCTCCACAAAAATTAAATTACCTATCGGGATATGGCGCAGGGGTAGCGCACCTGCTTTGGGAGCAGGGGGCCGCTGGTTCAAATCCAGCTATCCCGACAAAATAATTCTCAGGTTTGAATATGGGATTGTGGAACTTCTTAACTAGAAATAGTAATAAGCCAAAGATTGGTCGTTGGTTTTATAATGTAAATAATCGTTTCGAATATTGTAGAGTAGTAAAAAATCCTGTTAATTATGACGGACCTAGAGTTAGAACGGTAGAACAAATTCAGAATATTTCAGACCATATACCTGGAAGAACGTATGGTGGTGATATTCTTGATTATACAGATTCTAGCCGCAATAGCGATGAGATTTCTAATGACACATTCAAAATCAGATATAGAAGACTTACTGATACCGAATTGTTGAATCAATTAGAAACTAGATATCAAGAAGTTATTAGAGAATATCAGCAAAAAGTTAGAGAAGCTAGAAATGTTTTAACTAGGGACGAAGAGAGAGCGCGAGAAAGATTAAATAGGTTGCTAAGAGTTCCAGAACCTACACCTCCACCGCCGCCTCCTGGTCCAGTAGTTTCTGCTGTAAGACCATCAGAATCACTGTCAGAAACATATCAAGAGTTTTTAGCAAGAATCAGAAGAGATAGTGCTAGTACAAGCGTATCTGGAATAAGTATCGTGACGCAAACTCCAACTGTTCCAGAACCAATTGGAGACCCCGTTACAGAAATTAAAAATGATGTAAAATCAAATGAATTAACAGAACCAGTAATTGAAAACAAATCGCAAAAAGTTCTTGATAAATTAGATTAAAAAGGATATAATGCTCTTAGTCGTTGTGGGACGACTTGCATTAATCTTATAACCCCCGTAAAGGGAAGAGGAGAACACCATGTCAAACTATGCTTCGCACGTTTCAACTAAGGTTACACCCCAGTCCGAGAAGGTATTCGGAAGCAATCAGGTTCCAAACAGCGCGGGTGGCTTTACATTCAAGGTAGACAACTGGACCCGTTTAAACCGTTTCTTGATTCTTGGAAACGAGGGTGGCTCGTATTATGCATCCGAGCACAAGATGACACAGGACAGTGCGAAGTGCATCTTGGAGTGCGTGAAGGAAAATGGTCGCAAGACTGTTGATACTATTGTGGAAATTTCTCACAATGGTCGCGCTCCAAAGAATGACCCCGCTGTGTTTGCTCTTGCGCTTGTCGTAAAGCATGGTGATGCGGCTACTCGTGCGTATGCATATCAGAACCTTTCAAAGGTATGCAGAATCGCCACACATTTGTTCCAGTTCTTGTCGATTGCGGACACCATTGGCAAGGGAACTGGTACTGGATTGCGTAAGGCAGTTCAGCGTTGGTATAACGAGAAGAACTTGGATGGCCTTGCATTACAGGTTATTAAGTATCGTAATCGTGAAGGTTTTGAACATCGTGATGCGTTGCGTCTTGCTCACTTGAAGACCGCTGATGCCGCACGTAATGATATCTATCAGTGGGTTGCGTGGAATAAGTATAAGGCTGGTAAGGATGCCCCTGTCTCTGCCAAGAACGATTCGGCAAAGGTGAAGTATTCCGAGAAGCACGAGCAGATTCAGTCATGGGTAAAGTCGCACTATGACAATGAAGGAAAGCTTATCGTCAATATCCACCCGATGATTAATGCTTTCGAACAGGCTCAGAGGGCAACGACTGCTTCTGAAATTGTTGGATTGATTAGAGAACACGAACTTCCTCGTGAAGCTGTTCCTACAGAGTTACTTAACACCATTGAAGTGTGGGATGCATTACTTCCGCACATGCCATTGACTGCAATGATTCGTAATATTGCAACAATGACAAGAGTTGGATTGATTGCACCGCTTTCACAGGGTTCAAAGCTTGTCGCTGAAAAGCTTGCTAATGTAGAGGCTTTGAAGAAGGCGAGAGTGCATCCGATTCAGTTATTGTCGGCCTTGAAGGTTTATCAGCAGGGTCACGGTGAGCGTGGTGGAAATTCCTGGACTCCGGTCCAGACAGTTGTGGACGCATTGGATTCTGCTTTCTACACAGCATTTGATAATGTTGAGCCAACTGGAAAGAACATCATGTTGGCCTTGGACGTGTCTGGTTCAATGGACGGCGGTTCAATTTCTGGTATTCCAGGTCTTACGCCAAGAGTGGTAAGCGCGGCTATGGCAATGGTTACTGCAAAGGTTGAGAAGAACGTCTATATCAAGGGATTCTCGACAGAGTTCATTGACTTGAACATTTCTGGAAAGAAGAGATTGGATGATGTAATCTCAGTCATCAATAATCTTCCTTTCCGTGGAACTGATTGCTCTTTGCCGATGGTTTATGCAAAGCAGAATAAGTTAGATGTAGATGCTTTCTTTGTCTACACCGATAACGAGACTTATGCTGGAAGAATTCACCCACATCAGGCTCTTGCAGAATATCGCAAGCAGTCTAGTAACAATGCCAAGTCAGTTGTGGTTGGTATGGTTACGAATGATTTCACGATTGCAGACCCTAACGATGCTGGAATGTTAGACGTGGTAGGATTCGATTCATCTGCCCCAGCCGTGATGAGTGACTTCATCAAGGGTTAATATAAGTCAGTGGTTCAAGACGTAAGCTTCGCAGTGCCACTCAAACAACTGAAAACTTGAATAGGTTGTTTTCTTTTCTTAGGATAAAAAATGATGTTTCCGACTTCTAAAAAGCTTCAGGAATTAGATAAGAAACAAAAGGAAGCTGACAAGCTTTATGAACAGGAAAAAGAGAAAATTATCGAAGTTTATGTAGATGCTAGGAAAAAATTGGAAGATGAACACTCTGATAATTTGAGAATTGTTAAAGAAAAATATTATCCAGAGTTCGATAATCTTCGTGGCGAAGCTACAATGTTACGCGGAATACTTGCGGAAAGAGATAGACTAGCTTCAGATATTTATAAGCGCGTTGTTTCTGAATTAAAAGACATTCAACCACCTGATTTACTGTTGGAATATAATAATTCAGTCCAGGCCGCAAACAGCTTTTGCTCGTCAAAATTCAATATGCCATTGTCAGATTTTGAATAAAAATTTGTATTAAAAAGTGGTAAAATTTTATAATTTTTGATATAATAGTAATGAAGTAGATGCACTACTTTGTCTACACAAATAGACGGAAGGTTTAATCATGAAGACTTTAACCTCTTTAACCAATGGACGAACAATATCTAACCTCTGGTTGGGTAATAGAAATCTATTGTCTAAGAGGGTCTAGTTTAATGGTTTAAACTGCAATCATCAACCACTAAATTAACCCCTCCGGACCTTAAAAAAAGTTCGGAGGGGTTTTCTTTTGGCTTGACAAATAGAGCGAAATGTGATATAATCAGTTGTAATGTAGAAGTAGTAAGCATTTCCGACTCGTTCAATGGTAGGACGCGGCACTGTTAATGCCAGAATTGAGGTTCGATTCCTTGGTCGGGAGCCAACAGTTTCATAATACAGTACAATCTTTAAAAATTAAAGACCAGATACAATGTGAGCGTAGGCTTACTGAGTTATAATGCTGGCTTGCCGTCTAAGATATGAAAGTCGGCATCATTGGCTCTTAGTTTAATGGTAAAACCTTCGGTTGTTACCCGAATGAGTCTAAGTTCGATTCTTAGAGAGCCAGCAAATTTAACTCAAGGATAGAAATGCGTTTCGGATTCAATGCTAAATGGAAAAGCAGAACATTTGAAAAATGCATATTGACTGTGATTGAAGATTGTGGCGATGAAGCTCAAGTTATGATTTATCACGGCGACACAATGTTAGACAATATTAAAGTAACTAAAAGTTATATAGAAAATAATTACGACTGTATATATGAGGGATTTGATAATGGTAGAGCGTAAACAAGGTTGGTATGGTGTTGATTTAGACGGGACACTCGCTTACTATGAAGGTTATAAAAAAGAAATTGGTGAGCCAATTCCAGCTATGGTGAGACGAGTTAAACTTTGGCTGGCTTCTGGAAAAACCGTAAAGATTTTTACGGCTAGAGTTGCCGAACCAGCTAGAAACGAAGAAAGTATTTCTGAAATTAGAAAGAGAATTGAAGATTGGTGCGAGAAACATATTGGTCAGAAATTGGAAGTGACTAATATAAAAGACCACGGTTTAATTGAATTGTGGGATGATAGAGCAGTAAGAGTTGAAAAGAATACGGGTAAGCGCATTAGGTAAGTTGCATTCCGAAATAGCTCAATGGTGGAGCAAGGTGCTGTTAACACCGAGGTTCTAGGTTCGAGTCCTAGTTTCGGAGCCAATCCGAGGTAAGTGTGCAAAAACTCACAATGGGTTTTTCAATCTCTGGCGAATTTATAACAAATACAGCCAGAGAATTGTATGAAGCGGGCAATCACGCTCAGGCCGCAAGATTAGTCCAAGCTGGTTTCGGACACGCGCTAAGTCTAAAAGAAATAAATGCTGTAATTGGCGGCTCGGCCAGAATAGTCTCCATCAATCATACAGAATTTCAAATTATAGAAGAAACACCAGAATATCGAACATTTGTCAGTAGCAACTGGGGCAAGAGAAAGTCACTTGATTCTCTGGATTAAAGATGTTGAATTGGTTTAGGAATTTGTTGACAAAATTCAGGGTCTTTCTCGTAGGACCGGAAAGCATTAAGGATGATATCTTAAATCTTTTGAACGTCAATTCATCTCCAAGAGGAACAAATTTAACTTACGAAGATGCTTATATAATTGTTGATTTTGAACATAAAGACAACGATGATTATAATTACGAAATCTTCGTAAAGACTGGGACGGAAAATATTCGAGTCTATAACAGATATAGAGATAATGAACTTAACTCTAAAACTCATTATAATGTTTACAGAAAAGGTTATTGGATTATTTATCTCAAGAACATATTGGAAAAAAGTGTACCAGATGTTCAATATTTTCAACAGAAGCGTAGTGCTAGCAGAGTGGTTAGAGACAATGTGGCCGGAAAACAAACAATGGTCGAGCCTGTCGCCCAACAGATAGCATTAGCTCCTAAGTCAAATCTTGATAGTGTGGATTAAATCATGGAATCCAAATTGCTCACTCGTGATGAATTCCGTGAGGGCGTCTTCAAAAGAGATGGTCATAAGTGCGTATTTTGTGGAGAACCAGCGGCAGATGCACACCATATAATTGAACGTAGGATTTGGGGAAATGGCGGTTATTTTCTAAACAATGGCGCTTCGGTTTGCGAAGAACATCACATTGAATGTGAAAAGACCAATATTTCTGTGGAACAAGTTCGTGAGAAGTGCGGAATTACTAAACCAGTTCTTCCAGAACATTTCTATCACGACCAGACTTACGATAAATGGGGAAACATTATTCTTCCCAATGGTCAAAGACTTAAAGGTGAGTTGTTTTACGATTTGAGCGTCCAAAAGATTTTAGCTGATGTTCTCGGACAGTTTACCAGTTATGTAAAATATCCTAGAACATACCATGTTCCTTGGTCGGAAAACATGAACGATGATGACCGCATGATTGAGAACATGAAAAGTTTTGAAGGTAAAAGAGTTATTGTTACAGAAAAAATGGATGGAGAAAACACGACAATGTATCGTGACCACATCCATGCAAGAAGTATAAACAGTGACACTCATGTTTCTAGAAATTGGGTAAAGAACTTTTGGGCGGCAATCGCTAACGATATCCCCGAAGGTTGGAGAGTCTGCGGTGAGAATCTTTGGGCCAAACACTCAATTGGCTACGATAATCTCCCCACCTATTTCATGGGATTCTCGGTTTGGAATGAAAAGAACGAATGCCTGGATTGGGATGATACGGCTTCTTGGTTTAATCTTTTGAACATCCAAAGCGTTCCAGTTTTGTATGATGGAATCTATGATGAGACAAAAATTAAAGCTTTGTACAACAAAGAAAATTGGCAGAGCAAAGAAGGATATGTAATCAGAATTGCTGACAAGTTTTCATACGGTGATTTTAGAAAGTCTGCGGCTAAATATGTGAGAAAGAATCACATCCAGACCGTGAAACATTGGATGCACGGTCAAGCCGTTGAGCGAAATCTTCTCAGAGCATAGAGTGGACGATATATTAAGTCAGAGCGAAATTGATGCCCTTATGGCGGGACTGGATTCGGACATGGAAGTTCCTGCGCGTGGAGAACAAATGGCTAATGCTAGACTGGAAATTACGCAAGAACAAATTGAACAAGCTGTTATGGAATTCAGATTAGAACTTAATCGTAGACTTAAACAAAAAGGTTATGGAACATTTGCTTCAACTCACGAAATCGCTGGTGTAGTAGATGAAGAACATCGTGAAATGATGGAAGCTTTACATAAAAACGACAAAACTCATTTCAAGGCAGAGTTATTGGATGTAGCTGTTGGCGCTGTTTTTGGTGTAGCCTGTGTTAATGCTGGAACATTGGATTGGTAATGAAAAAAGTAAAAGAAAAAAAATCCAAGTTAAATGAAGCCAGGAAACTCCTGGCAAATGCAAAGCTCCAAAAACTTGTTAAGAGACACAAATAACTCAGAGGATACGATGAATATCAAGGAGACTATGAAATTCGCTCTTGGAGCGGCGTTGTTCGTTCCCGTGATTCTGGCCGAAGAGGGTATGAAAAAGGCTGGTATGGAAGTCAGCGAGAAGGGCTGGAATTACAACAAAGAAGGTCAGTCAATCACGGAGATTTGGCGTGAGACTGGAAAAGAAGTCAAGGCCAGAGCGGCAGAAGAGAAATTGGTCAATGATATGCTTGAAGCCAATCAACCCAAGACTGTTCATGCTACGACTGGATTTGTAATCCCCGAGGGAGTATAATGGCGAGTTACCATCTTAGATGGCGAGATTGTTCTGGAAATTACGGGGCATGGCGACCCAAGGAAGGGTATTTCATCTACAGATTGTTTGATGATATGCTTGTCGCACACGTTGGAATTCCTCGTTATGATGATAATCGAATTGAAGCTTGGATTGAAGATAAGCAACGTGGAAAAAAAATTTCAAGAGTCTTTAAGTTTAAGACAGAAGAATATTGTAAGATAAAGTTGGTGGAAGCCAAAGCTTGGGCAGAAAAAGAAATGTTGAATAGATTGCAGAGAAACATTAAAGCTTTGCAAGATATGGCTCAAGATTTAAAGGAATCACAGGGAGAATAAATGGCCGCGCATGGATGTGTTGGAAATCCTTGTTGGATTTGTTTCCCTGAATATGCTCCGAAGGGTACTTATATGCCGTTTCCAAGTGTAAAAGAAAAAGAAGATTGGACGATGAGATATAAAGATATTGATTCCGATGAAGCACCCTGGATTACTTGGAAATCAACTGATAAACCGTCAGATTTGTTTATTGACGCCTTAAAGAACGAAGGGTTTCACAGACTTGAGGTAATGAATGCCTAAGAAGAAACCAGAAGTCGTAATTCCGGCACAGGAAAAGAAAACATTTAAGAAACATCTCTTGGAAATGTTTATCTATACTTTTCCTACTTTGCTGATTGGTGGATTCTTCTTCGTATTCCTGCCTGGACTTAAAGCTTTAGCAACATTTGTAATCGTACCAGTACTTTTTGCATTGTTTCACAAAATGGGACTGTAACTCAATTGGAATAGAGAGCCGACCTACGAAGTCGAGCAGTTGGAGGTTCGAGTCCTCTCAGTCCCACAAACTATGGAATATAATGAAAACGTCAGAAGAACTCCAAAAACACGTAAACGAATTTAAAGAATTAATGAGGTCTTATAAGTTTGACAAGACTTTGGAAAAAGAATATAAAGATTGGTTAATGAAAGAAATGAACGAATTTCTTCAAATGCTAATAGCTGGTAAAAAATATGCAGAAGATGTTGAAAAATTTATAGAAGACACGATTAATGATGAGAAAGAAAAGAAAGCTAACGTGGGAAAGAAAAAATATGCTGTTATGTTGCTGAAATTTGATAGAGAAAAGAAAGAAAACACAACAACTTCTTTTGATACTTGGTTGTCAGATGAAGAATTAAAATCTGGAAATTATGAGATTCCGGAGAGTGCAAAAATAAAAACAAATAAAAGCAATTATTAATACATGTCATCATAGCTCAACTGGATAGAGTGTCGGTCTACGAAACCGAAGGTTGTGGGTTCGACTCCCTCTGGTGACACAATAAAATATTGTTAATAAAAATTTTCTAAGAGAACAAAATGAAAGTCATCGGGATTACTGGACCTAGTGGTTCTGGAAAATCTAAAATATCACAAAGCTTAAGACAAAATGGTTATTGTGTTTATGATGTAGATGATTTGGCTAGAAATATTCGACATAAGTTTGTTTCCAGAATTATTGACTTGTTTGGGAAAGAATATCTTAAAGAAGATGGCGGTCTTGATACGAAAAAGTTAGCTATCTTAGTTTTTAATAACAGAACGGAATTGAAGAAACTTAACGACCTGATGTTCCCTGGAATTTTGGATGAAATCAGAAAAGTAATTGAACGACATAAGGCAGTCGAAAATAAAATGTTATTCTTTGATATACCTGTATTGTTCGAATCTGGTGCTGAGAAGTTGTTTGATAACATCCTTCTAGTGACTGCACCTAGAGAAGTTAGGTTAGAAAGACTGATTCATGGAAGAAATATATCAAGAGAAGTTGCAGAAGCCCAGGTTGATTCCGTTTTTATAACTCATGAAGAGATTAGTCGTTGCAATCTTGTCCTAGTTAATGATGGCGATGAAGAAGTGATTGATAAAAAGCTACAAGAGTGGCTAAATAATTTAAGGACTGGTACTAATTAAATGGATAAAATTGAGCCAATTAAACCAATTCCAAGTGAAATCAATGTAAGACCAGAATCCAGAAACAGACCAAGAAATGATGAATTCGCTAAGAAATTACAAGAAGCAATCGAAGATAGAAAAAAGAGATTGAAAGAAGCTAGAAAGAAAAAGTGATGGACCAGTACCGTTCTCGCCTCCGAAGCGGGATAACGTAAGGGAGTTATATGGGTTCGAGTCCCATCTGGTTCACATTATGAAACGATAAAAGGGCTTGACAAATTTATGGGAATGTGATATAATACCTAAGTAATCGAATCTAGGTCTTGGAGAAGTTACCGATTGTCGATAGGGTTGGGCTTCCATCTTTTCCAAGGTTAACACAAGTCAATGTGACCTAGATAAAAATATGGTTCCGTAGCTCATCTGGATAGAGCATTCGGTTTCTACCCGAAGGGTAGGGGGTTCGAATCCCTCCGGAACCACCATTAAAGTTTCAGCACTAAGTCGAAACCTCATTTCATCTACGAAATGGAATGGACCGAGGTATTGTCGAGAGACAAAACTGCAAGGCTGAAAGCGCATTAAATCCAAGTCGAGTCTGCGGTAAGGGATAGAACCCGAAAATAGGTGAGCGGATATGGCAGACAGGTTCGCACCACACTTGGATTTAAGTTTGGCGAGAACCCGCAAGGGGCAGGACCGATAACTGTGCTTAGTGGACCGTATTCCACTACCAGAGATAACCAAATCCCGCCGATTAATTAACCCACGTAGTTTGCGAAACGTCCGAAAGGATAGTTCCGTAAGGCGCAGACCGTGGGTGGCAGTATAAAAAAGATAAAAAGTTTGGCTAGTTCGTCAATTAATTTGTATTTAATTAGACGAAAATACTAAGCCGAATAGTCTCACTCTCAATTCCCAGTCTGACGAGTGGACGAATTAATGACTGGGATAAGTTCCGGTGATTTATAAAACTTACGGTGATGTAACCGGATTAAACCGTTAACGGCCTCCTACCCCAATTTGGTAGAGGGAACTAGCTCAAACCTAGTTTACGTCTCGGTTCGAATCCGAGGGAGGTCACGAAAGTAATAACGGGCTAGTGGTGGAACTGGCAGACACGCCACACTCAAAATGTGGTTCCCTTCGGGGAGTGGGGGTTCAAGTCCCTCCTGGCCCACAATATAAAAAGCAACAAGCATGGCCGAGTGATGAAAAAATAGGTAGACATGACGGCTTTAGATACCGTTGCCTGTAATGGGCGTGAGAGTTCGAATCTCTCCTTGGTCACAAGTTTATAAATGGCCCGATGGCGTAATTGGTAGACGCGCTAGACTTAAAATCTGGTTCCTTTCGGGGAGTGTGGGTTCGAGTCCCACTTGGGCCACAGATTTAAATATGGGTTAGTGGTGGAATGGCATACACGCTAGTCTAAGAAGCTAGTGCCCGAAAGGGCTTGAGAGTTCGAGTCTCTCCTAACCCACTTAGTTACTGCTCTTTTTATGCATTTCATGCTGTAATCTCCTAATAATTAGATTTCGAACTCTAGGTATTAAAATAGAATTTTGCTATGAAAATGCAATTTCGAAAAGTCTCTATGGTGAAACGGAAAATCACATCTTTCTTCTAAAAAGAAGTTCTAGGTTCGATTCCTAGTAGAGGCACAACACTGAACATTTCGTTTGGTGTAATTTGCGTAATCGGGGAGTAAAGTATGTGTCTAGATGCAAGACAGTTACAGGCAGAGTTAGTGAGTGGCAAGGCCCACAGCCACAAGCATGAAGCAAAGGATGCTGAGTTGATTAAGAATGCTCACGCAACTTTGAGACAAATGGAAGAAGATGCTAAGGCAGAAGTTACGGTTTCCAGATAATTAATTCCTTCGGGACGAGAAGCCCGAATGTCCTTGTGGTGAAACGGATATCACGTCTTTTTCCTAAAGAGAAGTTTCGGGTTCAACTCCTGGCAGGGGCACATGGCTAAAGTAGAAAAAGTTCCAGTTCAACGTGGCAGATTAAATGATATCGCCTTAGACGAAGTTAGCACTGGTCTAAGCACCCTAGCTCATGCAACCTTTTTAGATTTTGCTAAGCTATTGAAACTAGATAAGTCTAACCATTTCAGAATCAAGGCTGTTAAAACTGCCGCTGAAATTGTTCTTACGGTTTCTTTGGAAGAGTTTTTGAAGAACGATAAACTGACTTCCATAAAGGGAATCGGTAAAGAGTTAGCTGAAAAGATTAAAGAATTACATTCCACTGGTGTTTGTAAAGAAGTGGAAGACTTGAAAGCAAAATATCCTGATTGGGAAAAAGCGGTTATAGTTCATAGCAAAGTAGCTACAGCCAATGCCGCTCTAAGGTCTTCAAAGGCTACGGCTAGATATTTGTTTACGTATGATGAAAACGCTTCGCAAGAACGTTTGAATGATGGTACAAATGTATCTTATTTTGCATTTGCTGAGAAGAACGTATTTGAAACAACTGGTTATATAGATACGCGCTATACTAATGACATGAATTATAGAACATATGCAGAAATTGGGCAAACACTAAGAAATGCTTTGCAAGAACTTGGTTTTGCACAAGATGGGGACCACGAATTTTATACAACAGCTTCAAGAGAAGAAGCTGAAAGACTTCTCAACGCTCATCCTTTATTTGATTCAAGTGGTGGCTTTACAAGATATCTTGCCGAATTATATGGAACAAGTATAGCTTCAGAAGGTTATACTCCAGAACACAGATATTATTGGGCAAGAGCCAGAGACAATGAGGAACAATATAGAGAAGACTTTGATGAATTTATTTGTGTCTCAATCATACCTAGGGGAGGTTGGGATAGAGAGGGTCGTTGGGATGATGGTGGATTAGAATACAGTAAAATGCTATACAATATGCATAACTTTGAAATGTCGGAAGATATGGAATGTGAATATACGTTCATGGGAAGTGAACAGGAATTTCGTGAGATGATAGGAAGTAATCCAGCGTTTAGAGAGAATACAGATATTTTTAATTTCATTGAAAGACAAAGAGAACGAGAACAGTAATCATGGTCGTGCGAGGTGTGGCACCGAGGGAGCCTTATAAACTCCTAGCTGTAGATGACAGCCTAACTAGGGTTCGATTCCCTACACGACTACCGAGAGGTAATCATGAAGGAACCAAAGAAGAAGAATAGAGTAAGACAAGTTATAGTTGCTTTTCCAGGCATCAATGGAAGAAGGGTTATTGATGTAATGGAAGCAATAACTGCCGCCAACGTGCGTGGTCTAGATGACTTGACTTTTTCACACGATGGATATGGAAGAGTTGAAGTAGTTGTTGATAGACCAGAGACAGACGCAGAGTTTAATGAAAGACTCAGAAAGTATCAAGAGTATTTAGATGCTCTTCGAATTAAAGAAGAGAAGGCTAAGGAAAAAGAATTAAAGCGTAAGCTTGGTGATGTGGCTAGACTTCAAGCCGAAATTGACAAGCTTAAGGGAATTAATTCAGAAGTAGGAAAGAAGAAATTGGAAAAGACTCTTGAATCCAAGACTAGTAGATTGCAGGATGTCAGCTAATGGATGACAAAGAAAGAATCGCTTTGTTGGAAAACGCTGTTCGAGAAAAAGATACAGCTTTAAAATATGCTCATCAAAGATTAGAAACAATTGAAATGTTTAGCAAGGGCGAATGGGAATCAAGGATGACAAGAAAGAGGATTGAGTCCGCTCTTAAGTTGGGGAAATCGTGAAAGAATTACTCGATAAAATCAATGCACTCCCAAAGATGTGGGATGGAATTGATGAACTGATGCCAAACATGGATATTGTTCGCCGCCTTATGTTAAAGGCTGGATGGCAGGAGAGGATTATTTTTAATACCCCAAAAGTTAGCGAATATTCAATTGGATATTCAAATGGAACAGGTTATATTCAATTGAGATTTTTGGAAGATGGTACGGCATATTTTAATCAGCCCAGTGAATATGAAATCGACAGAATAAAAGAAGTCGATGATAGAGTAAGGATGCAGACAATAAACGGATAGTTTTGGGGGGGATGGTGGAATGGCAGACACACCAGACTTAAAATCTGTTGAGGCGCAAGCTTCGTGAGGGTTCAAGTCCCTCTCTCCCCACTGCAAATTAACATACACTTTTGTAATCGCAATGGATTTTGCAATGTATCGATTGTGAAAGTCCATTAGTCACATAGTTAAGATTGGCACAAATCTTGCTCTTACGTAGTCATCCAGTATTGTCTGGAAATCCTACTAAAGAGGTTCAAGATGAAAAAAATAATGATGGTAATTGGGCTGATGTTAGCCACAACGTTTCTACATGCCGACGATGGTTTTGGTTGTGCAAGTGGAGCGTTGACAAGAACGAGCAAAGGTAAGACACAGTGTTTATATATGTGGGCTGTGAAACATGGTCACATTAAGCCCTGGTGGATTATGAGTGTAGAAGACCATAGTGGTGTAAAATATTATACCGTTTGCGACATGCGTGGCGATGGAAAGGTAATTTCAAGATGGGATTATGACAGCATCAACACAGAATGGTGTGATTGTCCGAAGAGATAAAATATGGGAATAGTCATATACGGCAGACCAGAATTTAAAACTGGCGATTATGTCTGGATTAAAGATAAGTATGCCGTATATGACCACTCCTGGCTAGTAGATGGATATATAGGAGCAACACAGCAATATGTTTTGGTTTATGGTGATGTTCTTTTAACTGTTCCTCCAGAAGAAATGGAATATAGATAAACCGTTAGTATAGGGGTATATTGTAAGGGTTAGCAACTAAAGGAATTAATAAAATTAATCCAAAATTATTACCAGTTTTAGGAGTTATGTTATTATATAAATAGGAGCGTCATATAGCGGCTATTATATTCCTCTCCAAAAGGAAATACGTGGGTTCGATTCCTACCGCTCCTGCCGAAATTGAATAAATGGAAAACATGATGACCACAGAAAAGAAAATTTAAGAATTCTGTGTCCCAACTGTCACACACAAACATTGACTTACGGAAGCAAAACACAATATGAAAATCATCGCTCCCAACAAGACCACATACAAAATCCCGTTTGGTGATGACGGAAACATGCAACGATGGGATAGTTATAATAACAGAACTGAAAGAGACAATTTCTTTTTCGAAGATACTTTAAAGGTTGAGGGAGTTTACAGAGGAAGAAGTGCGGCTGGTTTTCATGTTGTTTCACAGACCAATGGAACACAATATGAAGTTCGCGCTTCCGAAATGCTTAACATTATAAAGGAATTGCTTATAGAGAAAGGCGTCTTTACTGGAACATTCACATTCCGTAAGGGTGGCGCGAACCTTTCTTTGGGTTTGATTAATGAAAAAGAAATTAAACAACTAGAAAAACTTAACAAAGTAGCTCTAATGGTTCGTGGCAGACTTGAAACTGTTGAGGCTTAGATGCTAAGAATAAGCTTGACAAATTTTTAGATTTGTGATATAATAGCTTTACAATCATGTTTTTGGTGTAACAATGAAACATACAGAACTTCTACAAAACACAGTCGAGAGGAAGATGGCAGTCGAAAACTGCTTGCTATTCCTACGTGTTGGGTCGGTCATGTATGGAACCAATATCCCAGGCAAGAGCGACCAGGACTTTGTTGGTGTATTCATGCCTGACGAAGAGTATCTTTTGGGATTGAAGAACATCGAACAGGTAGAATTCAGAACCAACGATACGGGTTCTGGAAAGAAGAATACTTCCGCTGATATGGATTGCACATTGTATGCACTTCCAAAGTTTATGGAATTGCTTCTAAATAACAATCCGAATACTTTAGAAACATTATTTGTTCCGGAGAATTGCAGGTTATACGTACATCCTCTAGGGCAGAAGCTTTTTGATAACAAAGAAATCTTCTTGTCCAAGAAAAGCTATCACAGCTTTAAAGGTTATAGCCACACTCAGGTCCAGAGACTACAGCGTGGCGAAGATAATGGAAGTGGAAGACAAGAATTGATTCAGAAGTTTGGATATGATACTAAGATGGCTTCTCACGCTCTTAGATTGTATCTTGAGGCTAATGAGCTTTTGTCAACTGGCAAAATCACGCTTCCTCTAAAAGAAAACCAGCTTGTTCTAACCGTCAAAAAGGGTGAATGGAGCAAGGAACGTTTTCTAGAAGAAGCAAAAAGGCTCGAAGCTCTTTGTGATGAACTTTATACAAAGACTCAACTTCCTCATGGTCCAGATAGGGAAGCCGCTCACAAGCTTTTGATTGAAATGAATAAAGAGTATCATGGTTATGGCGTGGTTAAACATCACAGAACTTTGAGACAGACCACCGCTAAAATCTTGAGAAGTGTAGTTGAACATCTTGAATAATCTTCCCACCAGACTTGGAATAATTGAGAAGCTGTTAACTCCTTAAGCCCAGTTTGGTTCTATAACCAGTCACCCATACTGTTGGAAGAAAATGGGTAATGCGGGATTAGTTCAGTGGCAGAACACGAGTTTTCCAAACTTGATACGCGAGTTCGATTCTCGCATCCCGCTCCATCCAGCGAAATACTTTATGCCGAATGAAATGTGGTGCTGGAATACCACGAGGGTTTCCGCGAATAATCCAGAGGGGAACCCTTACTTCCGAAAAGGAAGCGTTTGGCCGCAATGCGAGATTGATGTAATGGTAGCCTGTCTGCCTTCCAAGCAGAATGCGAGGGTTCGATTCCCTCATCTCGCTCTATGAAAAAGAAACTTGACCCAGTTGAAGTTCTTTGTGAAAAAATTGAAAAAGAACTTCGCAATAATTCAAGTGTGAGGAAAGAATTTCTCACAAAAAAGTTTAAGACCAAAGAACCTTTGGTTTTGAAAGCACTTGCGAAGTTAAATCTTCAAGGTAAAGTAAAACAGGCTGGACACGGAACTTGTCCCGACATTATATCTTATATAGATAAAAAAGGAAGGCGAGTTAACAAGAAATGCTGGCATCCAGATTATTATGAGAGCAAAATATATGAAAAAGATAAAGCTGTTCCTTCTCCTAGGTTTGTTCCTTCTTGCGGTTAGTCAAACTGGTTGCGTTGCGACCTATGACTCCAATGGTATGCGAGTGATTCACGCAGTTGCACCAAAGGATGAAGATGGCGGTTTTAGCTACTACTATCACGAACCTGGGAAGACGAGATAATGGAATGGAAAGCAGTTCACGGTTCTTCTAGCGTGTTGAAATATAAATACGAATCTGGAGATTTGTTCGTTCAATACAATAACGGTGCAACTTATATTTATAATGGTGTACCAGAACATTTAGTCACAGCTTTCGAAAGAAGTGCGTCAAAAGGTAAATTTTTAGCAAGTTATGTTCAAGGAAAGTTTAACGCGAACAGAATTTAAATGCACCCTTAGTATAGTGGCATTACACGGTCTTGCTTGGTTGATGAAGTGGTATCATAGTTCATTGGTATTGAACATTCAGGAGTTCAATTCTCCTACCAAGCTCCGATAACAAATTGCATTCCTTCGGAAGTTTAAACAAAGGTCATGGAAGAAAATACAGAAGACGTTAGATTTCCCAAAGGTGCTCAGAGGTATTTATGGAAATCTCATATGAACAAATGGTTAAGGCGGTTGCTTATACATCCATCTATGAAACCAAAACTAGAAGATTTTTAAAGATACACGATTATAACGTTGGAAGAATTAGTTTGATATCTGTTTTATTTCAAAAAAGTTCTGAAATAGTAATGAAAGATGTTATCAAAGAGTTCAATAAAAAGTTTAAGAAACAATAATGCGGGGTTGATGTAATGGTAGCCTACGTCCTTGCCAAGGATGATGCGCGGGTTCAATTCCCGCACCCCGCTCCAGTTTCATAGTAAGAAATGCTATCTTGAGCCGAGTGGAATGGCACCCGATTTGTAATCGGGCGGGAAACCAGCGAGAGTTCGATTCTCTCAGATAGCTCAGAAATTTTCAATGCTGGCGTAGCTCAGTTGGTAGAGCACCTCACTTGTAATGAGGATGTCGTGGGTTCGATTCCCTCCGCCAGCTCAAGAGTGTTGGAAAACTGTTAAGCCTTCTAACAATCCGTTAGAGGGCTTGACTTTTTTACCTTTATGTGGTATAATGACTTATGTGTAGATGATAAAGTTTTCTTTGGTGAAAAATGTCGTTTGATACCAGTAAAGAATCTCCTGAAATGATTTTTCTGCTTAAGCAGAAGGTTTTAAAGTATCCAGAGATTCTTAAATTGATTAAACAATATAAAAGTGCTAAGAACGAAGATGACAAATATAGATTCAGAGAATTAATTTTCCAGAATCATATTCGTTTTATTCGTAAACAAGCACATCGTTTTCACCGGATTAATCCCAGTATCGAAGTTGATGATTTCTTTAATGCTGGCGTTATCGGATTTATGCATAGTCTTGAAAAGTTTAAAGTTAATCGTAAGTTTAAATTCTTGACTTATTCCGCATACTGGATTAATCAGAAGATGCAACATTGCATGAGAGCTAATCACATCCTGAAAATTCCTACTGGTGATTATGAGAATCATAAGGAAGAAGCCAGGGCTCACATGAATGATAGGTTGATTTATCTAAACGCTCCCTTGCTTTCTGATGATGGGACTAATCGTTCTTATAACGATGTGATTCCGGATAATGAGACTGTTGAGATTGAAGATAACTTGGCAGAAGAGTTAGATGATAAAGATTTACGGACGAAGCTTATCAAGGTAATCAACAATAAGTTAACCATCAAGGAACGCATGGCAATCCGAGAATACTATTTTAATCACAAAACCTATAAGCAAATGGCTGTTGTGATGGGATTGACAACTGAACGTGCTCGTCAAATCACTTTTATAGCTTTCCGTAGATTGCGTATTCTCATGCACACAGAAAATCTGGATGAGAACTTGTCTTGTAATGGAAGAAACAATAATGGCCGCGTTTTCTCGGAAGAAGCAAGAGCCAACATTTCTCTTGCTAAGAGAAGGATTAGTGACACGAATTTGGATAATCTTTCTAAGGCTCAACAAAAATTCTCGATTGAGATTATTCGCTCAGCTAGAGAAATGATTCTAAAGGGATTCAGTTATCCTGAAATCGCAAAAACTTTAAGCATTTCAGAAAGTACGTGCGGAAATCTTTTCAACAATCAATTACGTTACGCTGTGAAAGCTGGATTGAGTTTCAGCAAAGAGGAACAGGAAGAAGTTCGGAAATTACAATTGGCCTATAAGGTCGGTAATTTCAAACGAGGAAAAAATGGGATGGAATTACAGACTAATCAAGCGTAACAAACCCGTCGCTGAATCATTAAACAAGATTTATCCTGATGGTTATACTTATTTTGCCATTCACACAGTATGGTATGATAAGGATGGAAATCCCAACGGAATCTCTGAAAACTCTGTAGAAATGACGGGAGAAGAGGTTTCTGATTTAAAGTATGATATTGAAAAAATGTTAGAAGCTGTAAGCAAGCCAGTATTAGACTATGCAATCTTTGAAGAAATGGAAAAGAAACATGCGCCCGTTGAATCTGACAATCGAAGCGATTCGTAACGTATCCCGAACACAAGAATTTCCTAATAAGGATAAATTCTTAATCGAGTTGCGTAAGATTGAATCTCAATGTAATGTTGAGAATTTAACAATGAACAATGGATTGTGGGCGGAAGTGTCTGGACTTTTAGAACAATACCTTGGCGATATCGACCAACCTTGGAAGCAAACTGTAGCAGAATTGTATCAAGGAAGATTAGATTTTACTAAGTATTTATAATATTGGGGACGTGGTGAAATTGGTATACACGCTGGTCTTAGAAGCCAGTGCCCGAAAGGGCTTGAGAGTTCGAGTCTCTCCGTCCCCACCATTGGAGGAAACATGAGTGATATGCCGCACGAACTGGATGAAGTTGTCCAATACATTGGCAACCGAAAGATGCCTGTAATTTCTCGCTACTATTGGGTTATGTACAATTGGAAATTCTCATATGATGATTTTGTTTCCAGAAGTCAAGATATGGGGTTTGAGGTGCAACAAGACACGATTGGTGATGGACACTTTATACTTAAAAAGAAGCAATGATTAAATTACTTATTGGACTTTTGGTTCTGGCTTCCGTTAGCTATGGTGCCACTGTTTATAAAGAGAAACCTAGTGAAGTTTGGGTTGAAGATGTGCATTATGACGAATCGTTGCAAGATATTGTGATTCATGTTCATGCATACTTCTTGTTTATACATATCGACAGGATTTATGGTATCAAGGTAAAAAACACGCAAAGTGTTAAGCAGAAGGTGGACGAAGTTGTTGGTGGTTCACCTTTGATTTTTGAATTGAAGTAATGCCGTGGTAGCCGAATGGCATAGGCAATGCACTCAGAATGCATAATTTGCGGGTTCAAGTCCCGCCCACGGCACACAACATTCTTCTGGTGATAAATGAAAGACTGGCGTAAAGACTTGGAGGCTTTTTTCGATAAAGCCCGCAAAACTAAAAGACACAAACCTATTCAAACTATCGAAGCTACTGAGTTTGTAAAGACTCAGATTGGCGGAAGGATTGTTGATTTGCTCCCTGAAATTGTGGAGGGTGCTACGGCAATCCTTAATTTATATCCCAAGGATTGTCCCAAGGGCATGTACCCTTTCAGTCGAATTGTTCCATTGCACAACAAACCTTACAATCAGCTTGAATGTCGTATTGTTAAGATTACTTCTAAGAATGAAAAGTATCTTAAGACTGATTACGTTGCCAGAACCAAAGATGAAATCCCTTATTTGAAGCGTTGGTTTCCCAAGGGCGCTCCCGTTAAAGGCGTGAAATCACACCACGTCGATGTCATCCTTTATAACAAAGAACAGCTTAAGAAAGAGGGAACTCCGATTGAGTCTGATTGGGGCATTGTCTGTATCAACGTTGAGTTGGAGAAGCGTTCCCCTATTTCTCCTACCACAATGATTAATAACCAGATGGGTATCAGGTTTGGCGGCAATGGTCAGCCTTTGAATGTTAAAGAGTATTTAAATGCTGTAGAGTTCTGGAAACACCATGCACTTATGGAAAAATAATGAATGAAATTAAACCGCCGAAAGATTATAAGTGGTTTCCAGAAGACATGCCTAGGGTTTTCCTGGCTGGTTCAATTGAAATGGACACAGCCGAGAAATGGCAAACTAGAGTCGCCAAAGAACTAGAAGAATATAATATTGTTCTTCTAAATCCTCGCCGTGATGCTTGGGATGCAAGTTGGAAACAAACTATGGATAGTCCCAAGTTCGTTGAACAGGTTGACTGGGAATTAAAGGGTCAAGAGGATGCTGATTATATCCTTATGTATTTCGACCCTAACACAAAGGCTCCAATCACTTTGATGGAGTTGGGATTGTTTCATGACCATGAAGGTTTGATTGTTTGTTGCCCCGAAGGATTCTGGCGTAAAGGCAATGTTGAATTTGTTTGTGATAAGTACGGAATCACTCTTGTTCACACATTCGAAGACATGATTAAAACTATCAAGTCGGAGCTGGGATGAAAACCAAACCTCATAAAATTAACAATGGGTATAGCGACACTGAAACTCTAATGTGCCCGTACTGCGATGAAGAGATTGAGGACGCTGGTGGTGACTTTGGCAACAATGATGTTGAGGAAAAATATAAGTGTCCTCACTGTGAAAAAGATTTTATGGTGGAAGCTCACGCCGATGGAGATGAAGAACCATTTATATTTTCATCCAGTATGATGCCTTGTTCGTTGGGCAAACATGCATTCGAAAAGAAATATACCTGGGACGCATGGGACCATGAGCGTGGATGGTTAAAAGGCTTGAAGAAAAATTATTATATTTGTCCAAACTGTTCAGAAACCAAGACCGTACCACTTAAGGTTGATGGCACAGAATACACTGAAAAAGAAATCGCTTTTGAAACTAAAAAGCAAGAAAAATTAGAAAAAAGAGACAACAATAAAGACGAATACCCATCACCTACGAAAGCTAAAAAAGAAGGTTATTGGGGTATCAATGATTCTTCTATTTACATCTGGACAAAGGAACCGTGGGGCAACCGTAGGTTATTCTTAAACATCATAACTATTCTTAAGAAACATGGGTTTAATGTCACTCATGACCAAGATGTTGAGAAAAACTATAAGTCATTAAGTCGTTCTCACCGTTATGGAATTTGGAAGACGCTGGAATTTAATGCAGAATATCATCCTGCTAGAATTGAATTCGAATTCTTTCAGAACGTTGTGGCTTTCGATGGAAGAAAAATTGGTGAAGGGAAATATGGTTTTAATAAATTAAAGAACATGCCATATCTTCTTCGGATAAGATGCCAGCTTGCACTTAAAATAATCACTGACTATCTTAATTCCTTAGATATCAAAGAAAAGATTGTTAATAAGATTGATTGCCACGGTCAGCCAGAGTTGGATGCATATAAGACCAAGGAAGAAAAAGTTAATGCCATTAAAACTACAAATGATAAGGTGGCAGAATATAATAACAAAGATAAGAATAAGAAAGAATTAAAGAATGGTGACTTGAAATATTACTATGCTGGACCTGACTATAGATTAAGTTGCGGATACGCCTATCATAACATCAACAACATGTGGTGGGTCGTGTCTGGAAAGACCACTTATAGAAATCTAGGGAGCTTCGAACTTTTTGATTTTGACCCGAGCTTGCCTAGGAGAAAATCAAAGGACCGTGCAATAGATAAATTGACCAGAAAGCTTAATGGTTTGATTGAGAAGCGAGACTTTGAAGCCTGCATCAAGGTTAGAGATTCGATTAAAATTTTAGAAAGCAGAAAGAAAAAAGATGCCGAAGATTAAAGTTATTCGATTGTCTGGAGTTTATAACAATTTAAAATATACAGAACAGTTGTTTAAACTTGATGACAGTCAGGACGATATAAGAATAAGGGATGGTCAAAAGCCTTATTTTGGTATTCTCGATAGAAAACAACTTGTAGCTTGTCTTTGGTTAGATAAGGAAGAGGATGAATGTGAGTTTAGTATAATCACCCATCCCGAACATAGAAACAAAGGATATGCTCACAGATTATTGAAGGAGTTGCTTGCTGATAAATTTAGTGGGAAGATATCGGGTGAACTTGTTTGTGAACCCGTGAATGCTTCAATTTTAAAGATGATTAAGGAATACAAATTTTCTCCAGATTATGGTAATTCAGATTTCTGGAGTTTTGATTTGTAAGTGACGATTTTCTGTATAATACGTCTAAATAATAATGTAATTTGTTTAGAATCACGCTTAAATTTTATTTATTTGTATTGTATTAGAGGATTGCATGTCGGATAAAACGGTTGTAGAAAAATGCATATATTGCAAGAGAAATCTTACAGTTGGTGAAGCGGTTTATTGCGTAAACGTAAAACTAACGGACGAAGCGTATGGAAACTATCATAGAGGAAGAAAACTGGCAGAATCATTCAGACTTATTTTCAAGAACTCCAAAAATCCAAAAGGTGCCATGCATAGGCATTGTTGGGATAATTTAATGGGTAATGCTGATAAGCCTGAAAAAATTGTCTTGACAAATAAGGCGAAACTTGATACAATAGAATAATGTGAGAGGTGTCTGTGGAGATTGTGAAGCTTTCATCTATTGCAAAAGAAGGCGATGTTTTCGTAGATATCCTCTCCGATTCCCATCAATACAAGGGATTTGATTTTATCGCTTGGAAGAATAAACGAGTTGTGGATTCAGCTAATAGTACAGAAATAAAATTTGAAGATTTCCTTATCAGGGTAAAAAACCATGTAAGTGAAGGTTGCAGGATAGTGGTTGATGATTTAGAATTTGATTTTGATGAACTCGCTTTTAGAGAAAAAGAATGAAAGCTTCTGTTATCGCTAGAAAAGAATTGAATGCAAGACGTGATGGACGTTATCTGGCTATTGCTCAGGAAAAACAAACCGTCCATGTTGGTGAAACCATTGAAGCGTTTCTTGCCCGTGGTGGTACGATTAGAACCATTACAAAGCCAGCTATGCCTGGAAGAGATATAAATGGAAAGTTTTTGAAAAAGGAAGTCTGATGGTTGCCTATACAGGATTCAGCACAGAGGGAATGAGCGACCAAAAATGTCCGATATGTGGTAATGGTAATTTATACTTTCAGGCTAGATTTGACGGTTCTGGTTTTTGGACGAGACACTCTTGCTTTGAGGAAGGTTGTAAATTTACAAGTGAAAGTGCTCCATTAAATAAAGTTCATGAATCGCTTTCTTAGTTCAGTGGTAGAACGCCCGTCTCGTAAATGGGAAGCCTGAGTTCGATTCTCAGAGGAAGCTCCAAATGCTTACAAAGAAAAGTAGAAAAAGATTAATTAAAAAATTGGCTGTTTACGAAGCTAAGGGATATGCGGTTCCTATTTTCATGGATAACAGCATAAATAGAGAGTCGATGGATTTGGCTGATAAATTCATCTGGATGAAGAGGCACCCAAATAAAAAACGCACAGGTAGCCAAGTGGTAAGGCAGAGGTCTGCAAAATCTCTACACGATGGGTTCGATTCCCTCCCTGTGCTCAACTAGAGGAATAAATGTTCCAAAGATGGATTGCTCATAAGAAATATAGAATAGAAACCTATGGATGGTTAGATGCTTTCATTTATGAACCATTCGAAGATATGGTTGAAATTCCATGTCAGAAGGTATGGAGCATCATTCGTTGGATTCCTACTCTGTGGAGTCTTAGAGATTGGGAGGGCACTGATGTTCTGGAAGTTATGGATTATCAACTTTCTAGAACACAGAACGTCTTACAGAATGACCCGAATCATCAGGTGAGCGAAACGGATGAAACTTTGTCTGGTCCTATTTACGCCAAAGAGATTCAAGAAGTTAGGGATGCCATACATAGATTAAAACATGACAACGATTATTGTAGACAGGAATGGGATGCATACGATAAAAAGTATGGGAATAAATGGAAACCCATTAACAAGAAAGCCGAAAAAGAAAGAGACAGAATCCTGAAATTGATGGAAGAACGAGAAAAAGCGGATTACGATAAAGTGTTCCACGATGTGAGACAAAAGGTTCAAAGCTGGTGGTCTTGACAAACAAGCCGAAGTGTGGTATAATTCAACAGTTAGATAACTCATGAGGGTACGATGAAGAATTCTACGATTGTGAAAGTGTTCGCACTCTTGGTCGGATTGGGCATCCTTTTCGGCGTGGTGCTTCCTTGGTTGATTAGCGCGGCAGACACTCTTTTGGTGTGTGTTGGTATTGCTATTATCCTTGGTCTGTTGCTGTGGGCCGTGTTGTGGTTGAATGGCCTGTATGTTGCTCATAAGAAAGAACAAGAAACGCAGAATCAGAACGGTCAGGAAAAGAAAGTTTAATTCTCTCTCACTCACAGGTACAAGAAATGCGTAAATATACTAGCTTGATGCTGGTGGCTTTCGTCGTCATGTCGATGGCGTTTTCCACTGGTTGCACGAAGGTCGCCGCTGGTTATGTTGGTGTGAAGGTTTATCTGACTGGCGGTTCGAAGGGTGTTTCGAATGAGGTTCTTACGCCTGGGCGTTATTACATCGGTGTGAATGAGGAACTTTATCCGTTCCCCACTTTCCAGCAGAATTATAGCTGGACCGCCAATCCCAGCGAAGGTAGCCCTACGAATGAGAGTTTTAATATTCAGACGGCTGAGGGTCAGGTCGTGAATTGCGATATCGCCATTACTTATCATTACGATGTGGCGAAGATTTCTGACCTGTTCCAGAAATTCCGTGAAGGCAACGATGAGATTCGTGATAAGCAGTTGCACAATTTCGTCCGTAATGCCATGAACATGGAAGCTACTAAGTATCAGGTCAGCGAGATTTACGGGCCCAAGAAGGTGGAGTTTATTACCGCCGTCACCAAGGATGTTCGTGCCCAGGTTGCCCCCGAAGGTATTGTCGTGGATGACCTTTCTCTGATTGGTGCTTTCCGTCTGCCCGAGAGTGTGACTGCGGCCTTGAATGCTAAGAATGCCGCCGTCCAAAAGGCTCAGCAGATTGAAAACGAGGTTGCTCAGTCAAAGGCCGAGGCCGAAAAGGCTGTGGCTGTTGCTAACGGTGAAGCTCAGGCTGTCCTGATTCGCGCTAAGGCTCAGGCTATGGCTAACCGCGAGTTGTCGGCTTCCTTGACCCGCGAGTTGATTGAGAGCAAAAAGGTTGAGAAGTGGGATGGTGTTTATCCTCTGATGGTTTCTGGCGGTCAGGCTGGTAACATCTTGATTAATACCGATTCACTCATCAGCCACGGTCACAAGGCGGCTCCCGCCGCCGCTAAGGCCGAGGATAAGGACGAGTAGTAAAGAAATACTTGGGGGAGGAAACTCCCCCAAATGCAAGCGTACCCAAGTGGTCTAAGGGGACGGTCTGCAAAACCGTTATTCGTGGGTTCGAATCCCACCGCTTGCTCGAAGTGAAAGAAAGGTAATACCCTCTTGGGGGCGACTTGGTTTCGACAGATAACAGTACAACATTCATGCGTGTGAGGGAGTTGTCGTGAAGGCCCTCTAAAAACCTTTGCAGACAAATTGAAATGCCGAAGAAATGGAACTACTAGCCGCTTAATAGCGACTACTCTGACCACCGACTCCTATAGGTGTGAATTTCAGAGCCGCTTTAGGATGCTCAGTGTAAGAGTTTATTAGTCTGACAGTTATAACTCTGCCCTGCTAAGATGAAAACGAAACGGACAAAACGAATACAGTTGTCGGACTGCAAAACCGAACACACACGTAGATTGAATTTGGAAAGTTGTTTGGACGTGGGTTCGATTCCCACCGCCTCCACAATTAAGGTAAATAATGTTAGCTTGTCAATTATGTAAAAGAGAAAGAGCACTCACTACGCACCACTTGATTTGCAAATCAATGTGGAGCAAGAGTTACTTCAAGAAAAGATATTCTAATAAGGAAATGAAGTCTAAAACAATTGAGATTTGCAGAGATTGCCATGATGCTATTCATGACTTCATGACTGAAAAAGAATTAGCTCAAAATTATAACACCTTAGAAAAACTGTTAACCCACGAGAAGGTTGTTGGATTTATTAATTGGGTTTCTAAAAAGGCGTAGTCAATTCTTCTAGGGGCATGACTAAGGAAGATAGAAGAAAATAAAGTATAGGCGGTACGTTGTCATGCTTTACAGACTCAAGCTAGTGCTCAGGAAATGGAAGAAAACTATAACACCCACAATACTCTTACTCACTTTTTTGGTTGGATATGTGGGATACATGCAAATCCAATTGAATCATGCTAAGTATAGAGAAGATAAGATAATCTACTCCATCGCAAAAGATGTTGAGCTAGAAAATCAAAGAGACATCAAAAATCACGCCACACAGATTAAAGAAAAGATTGATACATACAGAGGAACTAACGACCTTGCTGTAGATGCTACCGTTTTGGCATTCTATGACAAGGCGTATGAATTGGCAAGCAATGGTGATTACGACTATTATATTTTCGAATCACTAGCCGAGAATACACTCCAAATGTATGCGCTGGGTTATAAAGATGGAAAGAAATTCTCAAACAGACACGACTCTACCTTCTGAGGATAGAATGTCAGAAAACAAAATACTTCACGACCAGCTTTCTCAAGATTTCATTTCCAAGGATGAAGTCAGAGAATTAATCAGAGCTTACAAGGCTGAAGTTGATGAAGAGAAGAAGCTTGTTTTAAGGGAGAAAATCTTCCTTAACAATATTCGCTATATCAAGAAGATTTCTATGAAATTTTCTAAGATGTATACTGACCCCGATGATTGCTTTCAGAATGGTGTTCTTGGATTCTTCGATGCATTAGACAGGTTTGATTTGGAAAAGGATACTGCCTTTTCTACCTATCTTTTCTATTGGGTTTACAAATACATTTTTGAAGGTTGCCAGAGGTCTGTTGTGACTGTACCCAGGAACGTTCAATTCATGAACTATTCCTATAAGAAATACAGAGAGATTCTGGACCTTGATGACGAATCAAGCAATTCAGAATTCTTGAAGAACAAACTTTTCCAGAGCGAGACTTTTAAGAGAAAGTATATTGATAACGACAATGTGATGACTGAAATTAAGGTCATCAGCATTCATCAGGAAGCTAATGGTGACAAGTCGGATGGAAAGCCTTTATTGTTGAATGTCATTCGTGACACTCAGCCGACTCCGGAACAGGTTGTTATCAACAAGATAAATCGGGAACAACTTTTGGGAATCATTTACGAAAAGCTTAATGATAGGGAACGTGAAATTATTGTCCTTAGATATTTCAGTGATTCAGATAATCTAATGACCTTGAAGGATATTGTAGAGGTTGTTGGGACTACTTCTGAACGTGTAAGGCAAATTGAAGAGAGGGCGCTTGAGAAGTTGCGTAGAGCCTTTTTGAAGCTAAGACGCGAAGGTGGCTATGATTTCCGAGACGCTAAAGTAAATGGACGAGACGCAGATTAAGAATGGACAAAAGTGGAGATTAATTAACATTATTAATCGTCCTGACGTTATTGTTCAAAGAGTTGATGTCTATAGCTTCACCGTATACTGGAGTTATGAAGGTGAAAATAGAGTCAATGAGAGCGCGTATGAATATTTTTTGAAGAATTTCAAGAAAGTTGCAGAGGCTTAAATTATGAAAGAAGTAAAAACATATGTATGTGAAGTCTGTGGTGGTTCATACGTCACTCCAGAAATAGCACTCAAATGTGAAAACTCTGGAAATCCAAAGCATTATAACGAATTTGTTGGCAAATGGATAATTTTACCTATCCAAGTGATGACTGGCGTAGATACTGAAATTTCATCTTCCATCACATCATCTGTTGAATTTATGCCAATTAGAGTTGAAAGTAACTCTATCCAGGGTGCCAATAGTTACGACTTTCTTTCGCAACTAAAGGTTGCTTCCATTGCTCATTCATTAAAATTGGTGACTCGAAGCTTTACAATCCACAATACTATTAAAGAATATTTGGATTTAGCGTATGTAGTTCCAGAAAATTATAACAATGAATTGAATACCCTGTTAGTTTCAAATGAAAATGCGAGATTATCTAACGCAGATAACACACCAATTTTGGCCCTAGTAAAAGAAATAATGGAAAAGATTGCCAGAGAGGGAAATTATTCCCTCACTAAACCGGAAGGAGTTGCAAAATACGAATACAATTCTAAATAAGGATGGTTTTCCTACATGCACCCAGTTAATATTTTTGCAGATAATATAGCAGTTCTTTTCCCCAGGGATAAAAAATACAATCAAGTAGTAAAATGGACTGACCTCACAATCTATTTTAGATATCACGGCAAGCTTATTAAGCGTTGCCCTACAATCATAACCAAAGACAGAGTAATAGAAGATTACAAAGAGCTTCTAGAATTATTCGATAGACAGGAATGGGACGAACAAGAGAAGAAGGATGAAGTATCTTGGAGTTTCGGTGGATTTAAAAATCTCACCGCATTCAAGAGAAATAAAAATCCAATTCTCCGATTTCTTTACGATGACCCCGAAAATCCGGAAATTCATCAAGACCATTATTTGTTAGCTAGCAAAAATGAATTTGGTTACAAACCATATATGGTCGAAGTCGTGGTTTCCGACAAAGATTTGACCCAATCCGTGCTCAAAAGAGCGGCGGCTATATATCTTTCTGAATGTTTTAATGTAAAGGTCTCCCCAAAAGACATCAATTTCATTAAAAATATTTCCGAGGAAGACCTACAGGACCAATGGGAACAATTCCTTGAGCAGAAAGATAAAGAAGAACAAATTAAGAAATCCGGTCTGACTCGCAGAATTGTGTTTAGAGACATCGCCGCCAAGCAAATTTTTGGTGAAGATATTAGAACTGTGATTATAGAGGGAAACAAAACTACAATTACCTATGAAGATGGTGAGGTGGTTGTACAAGTTAAACCAAAGCTTAAATTTATTAAGAAGAAAACAAGAAAGTTGCGTAAGGTGAAATAGTAGCAAATATTTCGAAAAAAGGTTGACAAATTGCCAGAAATTTGCTATAATGTAGATATATTCAATCCATTACGGATTGACAAAAAGGAATTGTATCATGAGCGGTGAAAGAACTCTAGTCTTAAACTCTTCATACCACGTTGTTGGTATCCTTAAGTGGCAGGATGCTATCTCTCATCTTTATGAGGGAGACGCTGAAATGTTGCACGAATGGCATACTGATACGGAAGAATTTACTCCTATCGCTTATGATAGAGAGGTCGCTAACTCAAACAGAAAGTATGTCTGGAAGATTCCGGCCATCATCCGTTTGTTGGATTCTAACGTCATGCCCAAACACAGAGCCGTTAAGTATTCAAAGATTAACGTCTTTTATAGGGATGACTACACATGTCAATATTGCGGCTTCAAGGCCGAGCATGGTGTTGTGGTTAACAAGAAGAAAAAGATAACCATCGACCACGTTCACCCGCAGTCTTTGGGTGGTAAGACTAACTTTGAAAACTGCGTTGCCGCCTGTTCCGAGTGTAACTCGAAGAAGGGTGACAAGACTTTGGCCGAAGTTGGTTTCAAACTTTTGAGAAAGCCTGTTGTTCCGACAAACAGTTCTTTGCAGAAGAGGAAAATGACCAAGAAGAAAGTTCATCCGTCTTGGGAAAAGTATTTGAATGCAAGCTCTGTTGCAGTATAATAAGAGGATAACAAGTGGATAAAAATAAACAGATTGGCACCACAGAGAGCTTAGTCGATAAATACAAAAACATTTGTCGCTTTATGGTGTTCGTATTAAGGCATAAGCCTAAAGTTGCTGGTCTTACCCTGGACCAAGATGGATACGCCGAAACTACTAAGGTTTTATCGTCCATCGATAAACGCTTTAAGCTTAAGCTTACTCAAGATGAATTGATTAGTGTGACCAAAAAGTATGCGGCGAATTTATTCTATTTCGATGGAATGAAGGTCAAGGCGAAGTTTGGTCACACTGTCATTTTAAACCTGAATGTTCCAGAATCTTTTGAAAGAATCGAGAAGACACCCAAAGATTTGTTTGGATGCATTGATAAAAATGATTTTTTCAATGTGTCTAAAGGCGGACTTCAATTTAGTGCAGTTCAATTTGGCTTGGTAGACAATCGTTCCAAATTGCCTAGTGGCAGAAATGTTGTTGTTTATGTGAATGCAGAGAAGGCTTCTAAAAACAATATCTTCTTCCATTATAACAAAGATTCCGACAAATATTTTTGTAAGTTTATCCCATCAACATTCATTCACATCGAAATAGGGTAATGCCATTAATTACGAAAAGCGTATTTGATGCTGTCGTAGAATTTACTGATAAAAATTTAACACAGACAGCGAAAGACTATTATCTCAGTCGCGGTTGGGATTCAACAATTATTGCTAAATGGCGGCTGGGATTCTTTCCCCAAGGTAAAAATTCACAATTGTTTGCCGCTTTGTTAAAGCGCGGATATGACAAAGATGACTTGCTAGACGCTCGTGTTATGAATGAGAAGGGAAATACCTTTCTTTATAACAGAGTGATTTTTCCTGTCTGGAACACTCATGGTAAATTAATTGCTGTTACCGGAAGAACTCTTGCAGATGACAAACCGAAGTATTTTAATACTGCCTATGATAAAGGTAGATATCTTTACGGATTGAATTTTGCCATAAGAATGATTCGTGAGTTAAACAAAGCTTATGTGTATGAGGGAAATGCTGATGTAATCACTGCCCATACAGTGGGATTAGAAAATACTGTTGGTTGCCAGGGAACAGCTTTTACAAAAGAACACTACAATTTGCTTTCAAGATATACCTCAAGAATATATCTAATATTTGATAACGATGAGGGTGGTAGGAAAGCGATGGCTAGTTTTAATAAAAGAAGCGCCAACTTCTTTGTTGGTGAAAAGAACAATGTTCTAAATATAAGGCTCAATAAAGAAGTTGAGGTTTTTTTGATTGTACTCAAGGGTGCGAAAGACCCTGATGAATTTATAAGAAAATATGGAAAGGAAGAATTTCTAAAGACTGTTAAAGAACAAAGTGAAGATTCAAAACTACAAGCACAACGAAGACAAATTTTGCCAAAGGCGGTAAACCAACATGCCAAGAAGAGAAATGTCTAAAGAGGAACATGACAATCAGCAATGGACCTACAGGGTGAAGCTGATGCCACCTCAAGATATGCAGGATAGTTTTAAGAATAAAACAGCCAAAGACCCGATGGAAGAAGAAGACAGAAGAAAGAAATTGGATGAGTTGCAGGCGAAATTGCTAGGATTGATAAGGGAAAAATTCAATACTTGCCTTACAAAACGACAACAAGAAGTTATAGATTTGTATTTAATATCCAAAAAACAAGAACATATGGGTTCGATTTTGTCTATAACTCAAGAAGCTGTGCATTCCAGATTGAACATAGCATTCGCAAGATTACGAAAAGCCTGCGCTAAAGACCCTAAGATTCAAGAAGTTTTGAAAGAAATAAAGCTAAGTTAAACAAATACTTAAACAAATTCAGCCTCAGTTGCCTAGCGGTGACTGGGGCTTTTTGTTGTCCAAAACTGCTCAGTCACAAATTGTTAAAAATAGCAAAAATTTAATATAAATCTAATATCTTTGTAAAGGCTTAATATATGGTTTTTGCAAAACAAATACCGAAATCAGGAGAATACCAACATGAATATGAGAATATCTAGACACGATGATGGTTCTGGAAACATGAATCTATCAGATATCGAAGCCGCTTTGGAATTAGATGCAAGAGATGAAATGTCTCCCGCTGAAGTTCAGACTAAAGATTTTACTGAAAAGGGAATCATACCTAATAAGGTTGCTTCCACTAAGGCTAATTCTTTTGGATTAAGACACGCATACTTCGATGTTTGGAAGCCAGTTGACACTAACAAGAGTGGAGTTTGGCTTTTACAGAAAGATGCTGATGGTTCTGAGTACATCGTCAGAGCAGACAGCGAATAATATAAAATTGGAGAACACAAATGAGTATCAATAAAAGATTCGCTATCTCTGATTTAGTCTCAAGACTAGGTGTGATAGCTTCAGAGAACAGATACGACCAAGTTTCTAGAATCATGCATGAAGTTTACGAGAAGAAGATGGAGAAGAATCCTGAACTCATCGTAAGCTCTGATGATATCAAGAAGACTTGGAGTAGTGTTTATAATTTGAATCCACAGTCTGACTTTAAAGACAAGCTTGAAGAAGTGTTCGATAAGAACGAACAGACAAGCTTCTCTGAGGGTTCTCCATTTAGAGTTGCTGGATATGATGAGGATTTTAGACCCTCTCCCGTTGATGTCGAACCAAAGTCACAGGAAGAATTAATCAAAGACGCTTCCTTCAATCTCATCAAGAGAGTGGCTTCCGGAAATGTAACTAACCCACAATATCATTTTGGGCAGTATGTTAACGTACCACAAGCTGGTGCCAATTCTGGCGTAGCTTTGTGGACTTTGGCGTTCAACACTGGCAAGGGTCAAGCTACCGTTTCTGTTCCTGTTAATATAGTTAACGGACACATCAATAGCCCAGAGATTTTCTATGCAACTGGTCACACTAAGGGACTTCCATTTACAGCCGAACAGTTAAGAACGTTTGCCTCAAGTTTTTCTCCTGTCTTGAAGGCATCCGAAACTGAACACACTGGATTTGGAGCTTTAGGTGAGAGTACAATTATATCTGAACGTCAAGATATTAAAGAAGGTTCATCGGATGTTACAGAGAATAGCAATATCTCTCTTGCATATTCAGTTCCCCTTGATGATTCTTTGACATCCAATGTAGGTCATGTTGAAACCGCTATAAACAACGCTATCGTACAAGCTAGAAACTTAATTGAAAAGAAAGTAAAACATGCTAATGGACAAGGTTCCATGAATGTGAATCTTCAGATTTCTTACTCCGGAGCTTTGGGGTTAGATGGTAATGAGATTGAACCATCTGACGAAAAGGTTGAGGGAGTTTTTGCTTTTAACGCATCTCAGAATACACGTAATGGATTGAAGACCATCACAATTCCGGTTGTTATAGCTAACAATTCATTGGAAGCTCCAGCGTTCTTCACTTCTGATAACACTAAGCAAGATTTGACTCCCACCAACGTTTCGAGCTATTTCGCAAGCCAGAATGTTGAAACAAGACCAGAAACATCATCGGACCCAACACAGGCATTCAGCGATGCGTTCTTGGCTTACTTAAAGCACGATGCAACATATGGTGAGATTGTTGACGAGATTAGAGCCAGCATCAATGAAGAAAAATTCACAAAAGCCGCTTCATATTTGGATATCATCTCCGAAAGATTTGGCGATAGAGCACTAAAGGCCGCTTCTGATAATTATATTCAATTTGTAAGAGAAGCTTCAATTGAAAAAAAGAAGGAGTCCGTTTACGGATTCTTCACTAATGCCAATGTAGGTTTTCAGGATTAATTATGCCATTTGTATCCCAAAAACAACGTGCATGGATGTGGGCGAATAAGCCAGAAATGGCGGCTGAGTGGGAAGCTCACACCCCAAAAGGAAAAAAATTGCCTAAGAGAGTAAAGAAACGTAAATCTGCCATTGAACAGATTAAATTAATATTGGCACAGCAACAACCCGCTCCAGTAGCTCAAGCTCCTGTTGGTGCAACACAGCCTGTTGCTGGCGCTCCTGCGGCACCTCAGGCTCCAGTAGCTCCAGGCGCACCAGTTGCTCCTGCGGCATATGCTAATATTGACTTCAATGCCGCCATAACAATGATTCCACAACTCATGAAACAATTGAATACAACACAAATTCCAGCCATTAGAGATTACATGGTAAACACCTTAAAGGCTGACCCTAATGTTGCACAACAGGCCACAACTTCTTTTGCTGTAAAAATTTATAGAGAAGAATCCAACAAGCGCAGACAGCAACTTGTTGAAGAAGTCGGAAAAAAGTTGGGAATTGACCCAACTAAGATTCCGAATATGGGACAGAATGCTCAACTTCCACCACTTCCTGGTATGCAAGCTTCTTTAAATAGGAGAAAGCGTATTGCTAGAATCATTAAAGCCGATTTAACAAAGACGGCTGACGTTTCAGAGGTTGTTGAAGAAGTAGACAATTTATCTCCATCACAAAAAGTTAACAATTTATATCATTTCCTTTCAGGATTTGATAGCATTTCAGATGCCGTAAAAAGCATCTTTGATTTCATTTCTAATTTTGATTCAAACTTTCCAACTCCTCCAATGGCTCCGGCTACAGCTCAAATGAGCAATAAAATTGGTGGCGTTGCCGCTTTCTTATGGGTTGTCTCGTTCATGATAGCTCTGGGTGCCGCAGGAACTTCGGATTTTAATGCTAGATATTATACTCATCTAACCAATGCCGACAAGTTAAGAGAGGCTCATGCAATGATGTTGGTTGTTAAGTCTATGGGATTATCTGCTATTGTAACGGCCATAGCTCACTTCTTCAAAAAGAGAGAAGAAAAAGAAGCTCAGTCACAACCAAAGGAAAAAAAGTTATACGAACCATTTAATAAATAAATCGGGAGAATATGATATAATGAACAAATCAGCAGGAATCACTAGACCCGATTTAAGTAAAAATGACCTGAATAGATTCAAGTCAATGGGATATGAAACAGTTGTGTTTGTAGCCAACATAGAGGCTGACCCAGCTTGTGAACAATTCAATGGAAATATATATTCAATAGATGAATTGCTGACATATGATAATCCATTATACAGAACAAGTCATCCAAATTGCAGATGTAAGTTTGACCCTTATGGTAAAACAAAGCAACTAGAACAGACTCCGACAACTCAAACAACTCCTACTACTGAAACGATAGAACCAGAGCAAACACAGACCGGACAGGAACAACCTCAAACTGGACTGGAGAAAAACCCCTGGTATAGAAGATGGATGCCTTGGCTATTCAACAAGAAAAATTCTTCTTCATATAAAAACAAAATTCTCAGAAGAGCATACTTAAATGAATTATCAAGAGCTAAAATCTCTCGTCACGAGCATAAGTAAACTTAGAAGCCAAGTAGATGGTTTAAAATATTATTTACATACTCTTAAGAGCAATGATAAGAATGTTAAGAACATCAAACTTATAGTTGCCGATATGCAGAACTTAATAATAGCAGATTTTAATAAAATTGAGCGACTTTCTCAAGACGAAATAAGAGACGAAGATAACAAAGCGAGAATGGAAAAACTTATAAGTAAGTATCCAAAAGATGCTGACAAAGCCGAGCAAGTCGCCAAATTCCTCGGAATACAAAAAGCTGTAGTTGATAATGCTATAAAAATTCACAGAGCTAATTTGGCGAAAGAGGTTATCAAACATGGACGAGAACAAGTATCAAAGTCCGCGCCCAAACCAAGGTTCGGGCAAAAAGAATCCATTCGCTGATGATTTTGGAGTTCAAAAAGAAAGCGATAGTGACCAGATTCAGGATAGTTATCATGATACCGGAAGCGGTTGGATTCCATTTAGCGCCAGAGATAAACGTCCAATAAGACAGGCTCTTTGGGATAATTCACAAGTTCCAGGTTCACCTTATCCAGGCAGAGATAGAAGTGATGGCGGTGGGGCTCCTTGGAATGGTGAGGGCGAAATGATTGATAGGTCTGATGCTAAAAAGTATAATCCAGTTCAAGAAAATTGGGACCACTTACAAACACCAGATGCAACACCTAAATTTCCTACAAAAGTCGTTCACAGAAATAATCCAGCGATGGAAATGAACGAAATAATTCAAGGCAAGATGGAGACAAAAATGAACTTCAAAAAGATTGCAGAGCAGAAAGAGAAAAGACTAAACAAAGTCTACTCTATCGAAGAAGACTATGCCGCTTATGGCCGTTATTGTGGTGAACCAACTTGTGTTGGAGTTTGGAAAGAACTTCTTGGATTTGACCAAAAGAGAGCGATGAAGATTGAAAGAGAGAGCGAAGTTTGGAGATGCCCAAAGTGCGGTAAAGTCACATCGGCTATTGGTTCTGTTTCAGAACAAACCTCTGGATTCTCAGCTTTTGATACTTATAGTTCAGGTGAACCAGTAGATGAGAAGGATGGTTTCAAGCCAGTTAACGAAATCAGTCCTGACCCAAATAGAACAAAGAGATAAGGAGCCTATGATGGCTAATTATAGAAAGAAAATCGCTATGAATCTCTTTGTCAACACAAGTGATTTGGAACGTAATCAACCACAACTTGACCCTGATTGGGGAGGCGTTGATATAATTTCGGCAAACTGTCCAGTTCATACCGGAGTTAAATTACAGAAGACTGGAGATAATCAGTATCAATGCCCTAAAGGAAGAGAAATTTATAAAGCAAAAAGTTCTATAGCAAATCAAACTTCCAAAGACAGATATGATATAGGAATCTCAATCAAATAAACGGAGTTAAACATGGATTACAGAAAGAAAATTTTGGCATCTCTCAACAAACAATCCGCTGAAATCCGTGCAGACAACCGTATCAACAAGTTCGATATCGTTGAATTCAATAGAGACCTAATCACTAAGGGAATTGAAATCAAGGCCGGAACCAAAGGTAAGGTGATTTGGGAAGGCCCGAGCAAGTTTCCGAAAGATATAACGGTTATAGATACTCAAGGAAATTCAACAATAGAAAAAGGAAGATTGTTCTTGGTTGTTTTAGATGGAGACCAAAAGGTTTATGTAAATGAAGCAGATTTAAACAAAACCGCTCCGATTGTTAAGCCAGCCTACAAACCATCTTACAAACCCAAATATCGTGGACCACAAAGAGGCGACGAACCTCAGGAAAGAACTTGGGAACAACAGCATTGCCAGCACGATTGGGACCAATATGAAGACAGACGTGGTAGAACAATTTCAGAATGTAAAAAGTGTCATCTTAAAATAGAAGAAAGATAACAGAGGATAATATGAAAATCAAACTATCATCGAGAGATACAGAAGAGGTCATGGAAGGAAAATATGACCCAGAAAGTTTTAATGCTGAATATTCTAGAACCTTCCAGAACAATTTCAATGCCGCAAATTTGGCAGAAGAAATGTATGGATTAGGTTTTAAGGATGAATCAGGTATTGCCGCTCAGTTTAAGGACAGAAACTATCCAGTGGATTCAGAAACTAAAAAGGTTATCAAAACCGTCATTGAAAAGATGGAACAGGGCCCAAAGTAAAGAAGAGGTAATTATATGTTAGGCGAGTCAGTAATTTCACATCCAGCAAAGCCGCAAATCGATGAAATGTTCAATAATGGACATACCGCCGAAGAAGTTGCCGCTTGGTTAAGACAAACTAGAAAAGACAAGAGAGAACAGACCTCTAAGGTTTCTTTGCAGTATTATAGAAAGAACATTCTTGGTCTAGATAGACTTACTATTAATCAAAAAAGAAATGAATTCCTAGCTCTTGGTAAAACTCATGATGCTAATGTCCTAACGACTTTCACAGCCGCCAAGGATTTTATAGATGCTAAGAACAAACAAAAAGAAGAAGTTGATAATGTAGTGAACTCCTTCAAGCAAATTATAACAGAGACCGAGAATGCTGTCAAGCTTATAAAGGAGCAGACAGTAGATGACCAGGGAAGAGCAGTTTTCATCCCAAGAAATTATGAAGTGTTGGAAAAGCTTCTTGGTCGTGCCGAAAGTGCTAGTAATTCATTCATTAAAGCTTATACAGATTCCCTAGATAGGGCCAAGAAAGAAGCAATTGGAAACACAACCATCAATATAAATCAGGCTCAACAAGAAAGTGATATTGTTAAGAATGCAATAAAAAGAATTTTGATGGAAATTGATGCTTCCAAGGTTGCAAGATTTTGGGAAATCATGAGAGAGGAAGCCGCCAAAGCTGATGTAAGTGCTGGCGTAAGTTCTGGACTTAAGATTGAAATAAATAACGGTTCTGATACAACAATTAATATAACAACATCTCTACCGACTCCAGAAGATGTGGAAGCTGATGTAAGAGATGATACGAATGAAAATACGCAAGAACATATTGTGGAAGTTGAAGTCAATCCTGACCCAAACCTTCCCAATAATTAAAGGAGCTTGAAATGTCTAAAAATCTTATCAAAACAGCTTATTATCCTAGGAACACCAGCCTCCAAGAGGCATTGGCCGCAAAAATTATCACTAGGGTAGTTTCGGATGGCATCTCATTGAGAAATGCTGTTCGAGAAGCTATTAAAGTTGCCGAGTTAAATAAGAAAGATATTTTCTTGGTTATGTCCGTTCTTCAAGATTTTGGTATGGTTCAGAATGGAGATTTCAAGAATTATTGGTCAAATGGATGGGGAGAAGGAATTGGAACTGAAGGCTTAGACACCAATCAGGGAACCAACTATTATGCTTCTCAAAAGGGTAGAACCGTAACTGCCGATGACCAAAGTAATTTTGAATTATTTGACCAAGTTGAAAAACTCAGAGCCTTTGCAACTGACGAAGAGATTATTTCTGTAAATCCAGAACTTGAGCCAGTCATTGCTTCAATGAATACTGCTCAGAATGTAATTACAGCTTTGGGTGCTGATGAGGGATTTGATATTCCAGAAACTTTTTTTCAGAAAGCATTTAAGAAGGCTGTAGAAGTTTACAAGCAGAGAGAACAGTCTGGTGCAAAAAAGCCATTTGAAGAAATTTTCCATGAAGTTGCCGGAAACGGATTTGAGAATGTAAATTGGAACGCTATTACTCCACTAATCCAAAAGTATATTCCAGATTACGCTCCACTAGCCCATGTTGAGCCAAAGGGATTGAATCCAGTAGGCGCAAGCATGAAGACCGCTATTTGGACTGGTGATGCTGGTGATGAACACGAAGACCAGAGACATGATGAAGAAATTGCTGACTTGGAGGAAGGTTTCGGTTTGGCTGGAATTCCTTATCCACAAAAGCACGAAGCTTCGTTTGCCAAAATTGTAACAGCCGCTCTCGGAACAAGAATTTCCCAGGAAGAATTATCGTTCTTACAGAAGGCTTTACAGAAGGCAATTGAATCTTATAAAAAGAATAACGGTTCCGTTCCATTGGAAAACATTTTCCACAAGATTAGCGGAAACCATTTTCCAAACATTGATTGGCACAAGCTTGAGCCAATGATTCAAAAATATATGCCAGAATACAGAGCACTTGAGCATGAACAACATGGACCAGTCACGGCATCTATTAGAACTGCCCAGGATGCTGGTGGCCTTGAGTCACTTCCAGCCGAAGCTGGAGCCGCCGCTCCTGCTGAAGCCGCTCCCGCCCCAGATTTGACAGTTGAAGAACCAGAAGTTCCAGAAGCCGGAGCTGAGGATTTAACAGTTGAAGAGGGTGATGACATGGGTGGCGATGCTGGACAGGTTAATGTAGAAGTAACCCCATCTCCTTCTGAACTTATGCAAATGGCTAAGGAAGGACCACAGTGGGAAATCCAGAACATGCTCTCAATCAACAAAGCAGAGGAATATTATAATCAACTTAAGAAGGAATTGGAAGCAGTTGTTTTCAATCCAAACATCAAGATTGACCTTAATGGAATCGCAAAATACGATAAGGTAAGAAATATGATTGATGGAGAGTTGAACAAAATTAAGGAAGCAACAAAAGGCAAGGAGAAGCTAGAGAAGAAAGAAGAAAAATTGGAAGAAGAAATAGCTAATCCAGAAATCAACGTGGAAGAAGGCGTTGGCGATTCCAGTGAACAGGCGATATCCCCTGAAGGAATTGAAGAAGCCGAACCTACTCAGCAAGGAATTTAATTATGTCTAAGGACTTTTTAAACGAAAGTTCTGATTTTGAGAAGAAATATGTTGTATATATAGAACAAGCAAAAGCGAGTTTCGATGGCTATAAATACTTGAAACCTGAATATGCAAGTTCTTTGACTGATAAGAAGAATTTTTTAATGACCTTCTATTTCAGAAAAGATAACAAAAAACTTAACCCTCTATTTATCATCGATAAGCTTGAGGGTGATACATTCTCTGAAAGAATTGACATAATAAATCACTTTAAGAAACATCACGCTTTATCATATGCAATCGATTTAGACGGTCTCGCTGATGCTATAAAAGAGGACAATAAATGATTAATCCTTATGAATTTAGAAAAGTATACATAGCAGAACTAGGTGTTGACCCTTATTTGTTAATGGCTTTAAGAAGTAAACATCAAATGAAGAAAGCTCAAAAGGCTATTGAGGAAATTAAGGCGAAACATACTGACCCAAATGAAGCAGAAATGGCGCTAGTTGATTTAATTAAGGAAACATGGAAATCGCCAAGAAGAAAGATGTTTGCAGGAATTCTGTTAGAGTTGGGATTTAAACAGGATATCATATCGGCTAGATTGTTCCACCACCTAAGACAATTCATGGGAGCAACACAGTACGATGATAATACTAGAAAATTAGTGGAAGAAAAGTATAAGACGCAAGTTGCCAACCCAAACCCACTTAATTTCTTGGATGGTACGGCTCAACCGCAAGTCGAACAAGCACCAGTTACGCAAGAAGAACCAAATTTAAGAGCAGTAGCTCAAAATCATAAAGAGGAGAAACACAATGTCTAAAATTATATCAGAAAATCAGGAAGCATGGTCAAAGAAATCTTGGATTAACGAGCTAACAAACAATACCAAGTTAGCCGCATCCTTGACCGATGAATATGCACATGACGTTTTGGAGGCAGTTGGTGAGGATTATTTCCCATCACTTGATTCTGCTCTTGCCGATTTGAGCCAGAGAACTGGTCTTACCGCTTCCGAAATTGGAGTTATCAAAACCGCCGCTTTAGCTTTGGTCAAAGCCACAGCAGAGCCAGCAACTCCAGCTTGTTCAACTTGTTCAGTAGCCGATGAAATTCCTGGCAATAAGGAAGTTCCAGGCCACAAACTTGTTAAGGAAAGCCCAGAAGGTGTCACAGCCGCTTCTACCGAGACCAAGACTGCTGGTGGAATGAATCCAGGATTCAAAGCTTATTTGGATAAGAAGAAGGAAGAGAGAGAGGGCAAGAAGAAGGAAGGCGATGGCGAAGCCAAGACCGAAGAGAAGAAGAAAGAGGAAGCTTCTCTTAAGGCCGACAAGAAGGCTTGGTTCCAGGGAAATACAGAGCCAACCAAAGAGGGCGAGATTACAGCTAATGACCCATCCAAGTTGGGCTATCAAAAAGAAATGGCCTATCCTCACAAGCCAATGGAGACAACCGCCCCAGGTGGTCAGGATAGCCGCCCTTGGGAGCAGAAGTGGTTCGAAGGAGCCGCCGCAGAGACCAAGAAGGTAATGGGACCAAAGGGCAAGGAGTTTGAATTGAAGGTTGAAATGCAGAGAATTCCAAAGGGCGAGAAGCCAGCTAATGCATCAGCCAGAAGATTAAATGAACTCAAGGCTCTTGCTGGTAAAAAAAAACAATAAAAGCTGATGGTCCATGCCACGAGACTGAATTTATTAAGAATCGCGGCGGAAAATGGGTGGTTTTAGATAGTCATAGCGGAAAGGTTTTAAGTCATCACGATTCTTGTGGTGATGCCCATGCCGCAATGAGAGCTTTACAGTTCCACAAGCATCAATAATTAATGTCAAAATAATATAACAAATTGACATTTGATTTGTTATAATGAGTATGACAGAATAAATTATACTGCGTCATGCTACTAACTATAGTGTGGCGCAGTATAGATTTGGAAGGGTATATGGAAAGTTTACTGGATACAGCACTTAATTTGGACCCCATCTATTTTATTGAAACACATAGAACAGTAAAGGGTAAGAATTTTAAAATCATCGGTACTGGCAGAGAATACTTAGTCGATTTGTATAGATATGCTTGCATAGGTTCGATGATTGAACATAAGCCAATTGTTATATGTAAGGGCCGTCAGGTTGAAATGACCGAAACAGCCCTCAACATATCATTATATTTCTTGAAGAATTATTCTGACTTTACAGTTCTTCACGCTTTTCCAAGAAGCGAACAGGCTTCACGTTATTCGAAAGACCGTTTACAACAGTCGATTAGAACAAGTCAAAAAATTGATAGAATACCGAAACTTGAGAAGTTGAAAAACAAAACTGGTTCAGATACGGTATCGTCCATCGAATTCGCAAACGAAAATCATTATTATATTTACTCAGCATGGGGACAGGCTGACGCCTTGCGTGGTATTCCAGCCGACATGCTTTCCAGAGATGAATTCCAGGACTGGACTTCAGACGCTATTGCTAACACCAATTCATGTCTTGATGCTTCTGACTATAAAATTGATTTCTCATTTGGTACACCAAAGTTAGCGGGTTCCAAATTTGATACTTTGTGGATGTCATCTGACAGAAGATATTTCCATTTAAAGTGTCCTTCTTGTTCACATTATTTTCAGATTACATTAGATAACTTTAAGACTGGATTCATGGTCGAATGTCCCAAGTGTAAGAAGATGAGCGACAAACGCATTATCATGAAGGACGGAAAGTGGATTCCATCTAAGTTTGGTACAGAGCGTGTGGGCTTCCATGTATCTCAGCTTCTTTCTCCAAGAATCACTAGAGAGCAAATCAATCTTAGACAGATTGAATACTCTGAAGAAAGATTCAAAAACGAGGTGCTCGGAGAATTCTATTCCGGAGCCGGAAGACCGCTCACCGAAGAAGAGGTTGCCAATCGTTGCGCTGAGCCTTATAGAAACATGTCTCTTTCCAAATCAGTTCAGCCACCAAAACAAACCTTCATGGGTCTTGACTGGGGTGGAAGAAATGATATTAAAGACAAGGGCGCTTACACCGTAATGACCATCCTAAGCAAGGACCGCGCTACTGGTCAATATACATTAGAAAATACAGAAAGACTGATGAATCCAGATTGGGAAAAACAAGTTCAGTATATATCGGACATGATTAGATTATATAATTGTTCGTCAGTTGTTGCCGACATTGGATTTGGTGGACCACAGTGCCAGAAGCTACAAAAGACTTGGCAGAATAAGGTAAAATCTTGCTTCTACTCCACCAATATTAAAAATAAACTTAAATATGATAACGACACTTGGCAGTTGTCCGTCGATAGAAATTCTTTCATTGAAGATTTGGTCGAAGTTATCAAACGAGGTAATTTAATAATTCCATTTAGAGAACCTGAAAAAGTCAGTTGGTTCATCAAACAGATTTGTAATATGGAATTAAAGTATTCAGAAAGAACTGGCAACATATTAAAGAGCTATGAAAAATTTAAAAATGAAGAACCTAATGACGCCTTGCATAGCTTGAATTATGCATACATCGCCTCAGTTGTTCAGCTTGGTGAAACTGGCCTTGGTCCAAATTTTGGTGGTCAATCAATGAACTTGGGATTGCCAAAAATAGTAACATCAAGTTTTTCAGGTAAACCAACACGCATTGGTGGTCCAACTAATTCTCCAATGTTCCCTAATATATTTAGAAGATAATAAGGAGTACGTAATGACCCTCCCTAATTGGTTAAATGATTTTGTGACGGCTGGTGCTGGAGAAATGGTTCCTCAGCATCAATTCGTTCAACAGATGAAAGACCAACAAAGTATAAATCAACAAAATTCTTTCAACAATAACATGGTAAACGATACAGATGGAAAGGCTAACGCTATTGGAGTAAATGACCAATCTGGTGAGAGTTTTGAAGTTGTTGTTGAACAGAAGAAGGCCATTAAAGATAAGGGCCTTCAAGTCGAATTTTCCAGTGCCAAGGGTGGAAAATATGTTTGCGCCACACTAGAGGATTTCTGTGATGGACGTTATGCATATCTGGCTAAGCTCCCACTTGAAAATGTAACACAACACATAGCCAATGAGATTGCTAAAGATTGTGTATATGTTTCCAATTTTATAACGACTTCAATTGCTGGAGACTCAGATTCGATTACGCTTTCTACAGCACTTGATATTACCTCTAAGATTCAACACAATTCTTCTATTAGTGAGTTAGATTATAAGAAGATTGCTTCAAAGCTAAACATTGATGACCAGGAAGTTTACGACACGTATTTGACTCACTCTAAAATATCAATCGCCAAACCAACTTCCAATATCAATTATTACATCGATTACATTAAAAACTTTAAAGAATATCAAGTAGCTTCAGAAATTCTAGACAAAAGCGCAATAAGTTCTTTGAAAACACGCATTAGCTCAGTAGAAAAATTTAGAGTTATAAGTTCTGAACTATTAGTAGAGTTTAGTAAAGACCCGATATTGCGTATGATAGATAAGATTGGAGAGTAAAGATGTTTAACAGAATAAGTATGGATAACAGTAGGTCTATTCAAAGGTCCATCAGCAAGAATGGTTCTATGAATAGAAATTCAGTGATTCCCACAGGTGGAATGACTCGTATGGCTAATTCACAAGTTGTAAGAATTACGCCGAGACCCTTCTCGCCATTCTATGAAGAGTCGAATTTAATGTTGCCGAGAGACAGGCGTGAAGTTAATGCTTGGGCAAGACATTACTATGCAACCGACCCTTGGGTTGGTAACGCTCTCGACCTTCACTCAACTTACCCACTTTCAGCTTTCGGCGTTAAGTCATCCGACCCAGCAATTACAAAATTCTTTAATCAAATGTTGGATAGGTTGAATTTCTCATCTATAATCTATGACATTGGTAAAGAATTTAACATTATCGGTGAAGTATTCCCTTATGCTGAATTGGATTTGAACATAGGAGAATGGTCAAAGATTATCATTCAGAATCCAGATTATATCGAAGTCAAATCAAACGTTCTTACCACTTCGATGATTTCACTTATTCCAGACGATGAATTAAAACGTTTGGTCACATCTACAAATCCAGATGATGTAGCTCTTAGAGGTCAGATTGACCCAGAAGTTCTTGCTTATGTTTATGCTGGCAAGAATATTCCTCTAAGTCAGAGATACGTATCGCATTTGGCTCGTAAGAACTCACCTTATGATGTTCGTGGTACTTCTATATTAACTCGTGTGTTCAAGGACTTGATGTATCGTGACAAGCTCCGTGAAGCACAGTTCTCAATCGCGGATAACCACATTACACCACTTAAGATTTTCAAGGTCGGTACTGCTGACGGTACATATCGTCCAACATCCGATGACCTTGTGGCGTTCCGTGAGATGTTAGAACAAGCTACTTATGACCCAAATTTCACTTTAGTAACTCACCCAGGACTTGAAGTTCAATATGTTGGCTCAACAGGCGTCATATTGCCTCTTGACGGCGAGATGGACAGAATTGAAGACCGTGTGTTGACAGGTTTGTTCACATCGAAGGCTTTCACACACTCCGAGGGACCAACTTATGCTAATGCATCAGTTGCCCTTGAAGTATTACAACAGAGATATGTATCATTCAGAACTTTGATTGAGAAGTGGCTTGAAATCAAAATTTTCAGACCCATTTGTAAACTTCAGGGATTTGAAAAGATTGTTGGTGGCAAGACTGAATTAATTATTCCTAAAGTAAATTGGGACAAGATTAATCTTAAGAATAATCGTGAATACCAGCAGTCGATTGAAAACTTGGTCAAGGAAGGTAAGGCTTCAGTCGGAACATTGTTGAAGACTCTTGATTTATCATTGGATGAAGAAGTTGACCAGATGAACAGAGAAATTCCTATATTCAAGGAAATTGGTTACAAACAGGAACTTCCATACACTGGCCCTGATAACATCAATGTTTCAGAGAGCGTTAAGAAGGACCAAAGCAAGGCTGGTCCAGAAAAGAAAGCTCCAGAAGAGGGCGGTGGCCCAGATTTTGGTGGAGACATGGGTGGAGACATGGGTGGAGACATGGGTGGTGAAGGCGCTGAAGGCGCAGAACCAACAGGTCTAGACGCCCTTGGTGACATTGGTGGCGAAGCCGCTGGTGCCCCTGGTGGAGAAGCACCAGCAGTTTAATATAAAAGGAAAAATCATGAAACTTTCATCTAGAGATAAATCAGGATTTACCGTAACTGCATTTGAAAATTTTGAAGCTCCAGTTTTTGCTCCAGAGCAAGAACAATTGTATGAACACGAGACCCCGACTCAAATTTTAAGAGAAAAGGGTCCAGGCGCTAAACCCGTAGAGGATAAACGTTTGGTTAGATTAAAGTTCTTACAACGCGCTCATGATTTAGCATTGGAAGATTTGTTTAAGGATTTGGGACAAAGATATCAGAAGAAAGAAATCTCTGATAGATTTTGGAATGCTTTGCCAGCAGACATTAGAACAAAGCATAAGGAAAAAATTGATAAAATCAGAACTCAAATTCGTGATATTTATCAACAGTTCCCAGAACACTTCGAACAGTATAAGAAAGAAAACAAGCCATATTTCAAGAAGCAAGAAAAGAATCAGCCTATAGATATTCGCGGATTATAATATGATAAAACTATCTTTTAGAGATAGAGTGGGATATATCGGTCAAGCACCCAATGTTCCATCGGGTGGTCCATATACAAGTACTCCGGACGCACCTTGGAATTCACAGGAGATGGCGGCTTATACAGGCGCTCCTATGAATGATTATTTTTGTCCTAGCTGTAAATCCGTTAATTTGTTTATAAATAAGGATAAAGGTTTGGCAATTTGTCAAGATTGTAAAGCTAGGTTCTCAACCGCCGATTTTGCCGAAGGAAACGCCTTTGGTGACAGAGAAATTCCAAGAACTACTGGATTATTCAATACTGACGAAGGTTCAACTTCAGTTCCTTCTGCCCATGAATCCGGCAGTATAGGTGGCGGTTCCGCCTCTACACAATGGGGTAGAGACGTTAATTACAATCAATAAATACCAAATTTTTATATTAATTTACTACAGCAGAGGACACACATGGCTTTCTATAAAAAGGCAATTTCTAACATACAGATGAACGAGATTGTCGAAATCATCGTTGATAAAACATGTGAAAAGTGCGGGGCCACATTAAATATGCTTAAGACTAGACATGGTGACATTGAATGTCATAAGTGTGGGTACGTAAATTCGATATCGGAGAACAATAATGTCTAATTTTTATGAGAGAGAAAATACACACTTAAAAAATGCTCTAGGATTTTTGCTCCCAGAAAATTCTGAAGTAGAAATTTATAATGATTTTATCAAGCACTTTGCCGCTGGCGATGGAACAGAAGAAGATTTGGGTGGAGACACGGCAAACAGAAATGTGAACACCCCACCTCCAGGTCAGGGCAATCCAGATAATATGTCAGACCAAGAACAAAATGCTGAAAACATTCTAGCTACTCCAGACAATCAGCCTGCGGATATTCGTGACGAGTGGACTCAGTTCGTTGTTGAGTTGGATACTGACATGTCAGATAAACTACAGAACGAGCAACATCTTTCTCCTGAAGATGCCGATGACAAGTCGAGCTATATTAAATATACAGATTCCAAGACTGGAAAGACTTACGGAATTCAGGGTCCAATGTTTGGCGTGAACAGAGAACAAGGCATTGGTGAAAATATAATCGGTGGATACAAATCAAAGATTGAAGCCGAAAAAGATTTAGATAAGATGCAGGAAACTTGGAAAGAAGGTTTTCCAATGGAACGCGATTATCTTATTGTAGAAAAGAATGAGTTGAGTCCGGCTCTTCAAGCCTATCAGAAAAGAAAAGAAGATGAACTCCCTAATTTGGTTGAAGACCAACATGAAGAAGCTGATGAGGCGGATAAGAAAGATGAAACAGATGATACGGCTTTAGCAGAAGAAGCACTTGGCTCTCCAGCCACTCCGGAAGCAGGGGCCGCACAACCCATTTCGAAGACCAAACCACAGCCAGCTACTCCAAAACCTTTAGGAAAAGTTCCTGCCTTCATCATGAACACAAAGATGAAGAGAGAATCTAGATTGCAAGCTCTAAAAAGCATAAAGGGGAAATAACATGTCTTTTACTAAATTTGCCACAGCACAATTCTTGGAGCAGGCTGAAGATTTTGATACCGTAAAATCTCAAACTGGCTCTTCAGAAGGTTCGAAGATTGCTATTGCTCAGTTCAAAACAAAAGTAGCTAAGTTCAAAAAGAGTTTAGCTCTTTCACATGATTTTATGTATATCAGAACAAGAGCTATTGGAAGCTTGGAAAATTGGGGACCAAACCAGAATGGTGATGGATTCCCAATGAAAGAATTAAGAGCATCCTATCAATCATTTATTGGTAAGGGTAATTTCCTGGACCACAAATCAGATGATTTAAATGCAATCAGAGGATTGGTCGTTGATGCCTTCTTGAACGAAGATGATGGATGTGTCGAGTGTTTAATCGCCGTAGATAAAAAGTCTCATCCACAGTTGGCCCGAGATATTGAAACTGGAATGGTAAATTCCGTTTCAATGGGAACTCGTGTTGGTTGGTCGGAATGTTCTGTTTGCGGAAACATCGCAAGAACAGACCGTGAATATTGTGACCACATCGCTGGTTACAAGGGTATGAAAATGAGCATGTACACAAATAATTCCGAACATAAGTTTGGGGCATGGCCCATTCACGAAGTCAACCACGACCTTGAGTTTATTGAATTATCTTGGGTCGGTGTACCAGCTTTCAGAGAAGCTAATGTTCTTGAGAAAATAGCTTCATTGAAGAAGGCTGTTGATGGAGATAGACAAACAAAATTAGCCGATTCATTAATTCCAGAAAACTTGTTGAAGATGCATGAAGATGCTCAGTGTAAGGGAACAGAATGTGCAACTGACATTAGAGCAAATCGCAAGAATGATAACGTAAAGGTGGTATCAAGTATGCTAAGAATTAAAATTGACATCAAGCAGTTAACATATCGTAAGACCTGGAAAGATTACAAGGCTAACGGTAGCGTAACTCTAAACGAGAAAGACTACGAATGGACAGCATATTCTCAAGATAAACAGGCTTGGCATTTGAATCTTGAAGATTCCGCCGCAGACCAGATTTCTGCTGGTGGAATTAAAAGCATTGAGAATGCTGTAGCTGAGTTGTTGAACAAGAATGTTGATACAACTGAATTGATTGTATCTTCAGACAAAGGAAAGACAACTACAGCTTATTTGAACAACCAAGTATTCGACCCCAACATGACCGGATATATTAATGATAGATTCGAAGAAGGAAAAAAGAATAAGGAAATGATTTATCCAAATGAAAAGTTGGAGATTCAAGGCACCGATGGTAAGACCTCAAGAGATTTAGAAGAAGAGGCTTATAAGAAGAGTGCCAAGGAAGGTCCAGCGGGTCCACTTGGAAAGAGATTGAAAGAAAAAGATGAAACATTGAACAGCAAAGAATTGAAGTTTAAAGAGGAATTGAGCAGAGCCGCAACTAAATATTATTTACAAAAGAAGGCATAATTATGAAGTTAAAATTTTCTCAATTCGATGATGAGGCTTTTGACCCAACCGAAGGTCAGGATGATGCCGCCGCTTGGGAAGAGGAACAGTTAGCTCAAGAAGACGCACGAGATTTTCGAGATGCACACAGCGAGAATCCTTTGCATGTAACTGTGTATTGGGTAGAGAGATGTTATGGTGGACCAGAAGAAGGTGGATGGTGGTATGACAGATATGCCATCGCCGTTAAGGAATCCGGTGGGGATGAGGAATTATCTTTTCCGGTTGCCAATCAAGAGGAAGCTGAAAAATTAAAAGCTGAACTTGAAATTAAATATCCTTTTGAATCTAATGAATTAAGTAGTGTAAATGGAGAGGGAACTCACGAAGTTATGATTGAAGATTATAAGGGTGAGTTTGCTACAAAAAATACGCCACATTACGAATAAAAACCTATATAAAATATAGTGTTTTTGATATAATATAGCCGTTAAAACAAATTTGTCAATCAAATATTGAGTATCAACTCAAAAACTGTAAACCTTAAAAACCTGTTAACCACACCGAAATAAATTGAAAAAAACATGCAAAATCTTATATTTTTTTCTTTAGTATAAGTAAGAATAAACATTAAAAATATGTAAATTCTTATATCAATCTACTAAAGGGAGAGCTAAGATGCATGGTAATGCAATTACTCTAAACGATGTTGAACAAAGGTTTTCTGAGAGAAATTTTAAACTTTTGTCAGATTACAAATCAGCTAGAGAAAAAGTTAAGGTGCAGTGTTTTTGTGGTAACACATTTGAAACACTGCCTCAAAGCATCTTCGCTGGTTTGACTAGAAGTTGTGGATGCAAACAGAAATTAAAACAAGAAGAAGTTATAAAAAAGTTTTCTAATAGAAAATTAAAACTTCTTTCAGAATTTAAAAACACAAGACAAAAAGTACAAATAAAATGTTTTTGTGGGAAAATTTTTGAAACAAAAGTTGGCAGTGTTTTACAGGGGCTAACGAAAAGTTGTGGATGTCTTTGTAAAACGGGACCAAATATTCATTCGCATAAATGGAACGGTTACGAAGGAATATCTGGAAGTTTTTGGAATGTTATAAAGCATGGCGCGAAAATTAGGAAATTGGAATTTAGAATCACAATTCAAGATGCTTGGGAGCTTTTTGAAAAACAAAATAGAAAATGTGCTTTAAGCGACATGGATATAAGTTTTTCAAAAACACAAAAAGAGCAAAACACAACTACTGCATCACTAGATAGAATTGATTCTTCCAAGGGATATACAAAAGATAACATTCAGTGGGTCCATAAAACTGTTAACATTATGAAAAACAAGTTTATAGAAAAAGATTTTATAAATATATGTAAAAGAATAACTGAAAATAAAAATAAACGTGTTACTCGATAACACTATCCCAAGGAGAACAACAATGAGTCTAAGAGATAAGTTAAAGAAAGCGTGGTTCCAGGGCGCTGACGAGGCAACCAAGGAAGGCGAAATCACCAGCAATAACCCAAAGACTTTGGGCTATCCAAAAGAAATGGCCTATCCTCACAAGCCAATGGAGACAACCGCTCCAGGTGGACAGGATTCGCGTCCTTGGGAGCAGAAGTGGTTCGAAGGAGCCGCCGCAGAGACCAAGAAGGTAATGGGTCCACAGGGCGAAGAGTTCAAGCTTAAGCAGAAGATGCAGAGAATTCCAATGGACGAGAAGGTTGCAAACGCCAAGTTGTCCGTTGCATTTACTCGCACAGCAAAGCCACAGTCTTCACATTGGTCAGTTTTTGCAACTGACAAGAAGAGCGGCAAGAAGGAATTAGTGTTGAAGGCAAACTTGGACCAGATTTGGGGCCCAGAGTTGAATGAAGAGAATGCAAACATGACAGCATCGAAGGAATACGGTCAGGAAATTATAGCCCGTATCCGTAAGATGGGAGTTAACAAGGTTGCAGAATTGCTTACAGGCAAGCCACTTGAAGAAGTAACTCCTGTAGTCGCTCCAGCCGTAGAAGTAGCTCCAGTTGCAACAGCAAGCGTTAAGAAGGCTCAGATGGCAATGGCTCCAGCAATGCATCAGGAAGAGCTTCCAGTTGGTGAGGCAGTAGAAGTTGCCGCTGGTGAAGACGCAGGCCGTGCAGACGCAACAGTTTCAGAATTAGAAGCCAAGAAGGGCGAAATCGAAATGGCAGAGACCAAATTGATTGAGTTACTTCCAGAGAAGGCCGCAGAAGCAGGACGTGAGCTTCAGGCAGTCGAAGAGGCTATTGAAGGTGCAATCGAAGAGAACAGGGAAATTGCCGCTCGTTTACGCGACAAGACAATTTCCGCTTCAGCTAAGGTTGCTATTATGAAAATTGCTCAGGAAGCTTTTGATGCCGCCGCTGATGAAGTTCTTCCAGGTGCAGATGCTACATTGCAGTCCACAGAATCCTTAATCGAACAGGCCACCGAAGCAATTGCCAAAGTTGACCAAGTTGTAGAAGAAGAGGGTGGAGTTCCAGGAGCAGAAGGCGCACCAGTAGAAGGTGGAGCACCAGTTTCAGCAGTAGAAGTAGCTGTTCCAGAAGAGGGAGAATTGAGCGTTGCCTCAATCAAGAACTTCTTAGCTAAGAGAGCCGACTTGCAGAAGAAGGCAATGGCAGAGGAACAGAAGTATGGAGTAATTCCTGACGGAGCACCAAAGGATGGTAATGGAGAAATTGATTCCGCACATCCAAATGGTGGAACTGATATCGGAAATCTTACAGTTGGTCTTCCAGTTGACAACAAGGGTGACAGATTTGAAACCCAGATTGAACAACAGAACCACGACTTGAAGGTTGCAGACAAGATGCCAACAGGCGAATTGAATTCAACCATCGCAGTTGCAGGAGCAAAAGGCAAGGTAACAAAGGCTTCTGAAAACGGTCAGGGCACCGACCAAGCAACAAAGAGCTATTACCACGAGTTGTACGACCAGATGGGACCAGAAGGAAAGAAGTTTGCTGACGAATTGACAGCAAGCTACGACAAGAAGGTTTCCGCCGCTGTTGCTGAGACAGAAGGCCGCGTTAAGAGAGCTTTTGAATTGGCAGAAGTTGCCGCTTCAAAGGGATTCTGCGAAGCCAATGCTAAGTTAGATTTGTTCAGCAAGATTGCTAAGTTCGATGACAACGCTTTCATGGCATTCAAGGAAGCAGTAGAGTCCATGCCAGCAAAGAAAGTCTTCGCAACCGAAGCATCTGACAGAAAGACTGTAACCGCTTCAATGAAGCTTCCAGTTGTTGGTCAGAACGAAAGAGTAGCTACAGAGGGCTCAGAAGACTTTAGCTCCCTTGGCAACTTGGGTTGGAACTAAGAAATAAGTTATAAAAATCCTCGGTAATTCTTGATTGAGTTATCGAGGACAATTTGCCTCATCTAGGCCGAGGCTATCTTATACAAAAAAGGGGGTGAAAAATATAAATGTCATTTAAATTATTGTACACCAATTTGTCCGGTCCTCAAGGTGACATCAATGTAAGTGCGGCATTAGTTGCTGAAGCTGGTATGATGGGCTTCATTACTCCTAACGCTACCACAGGCGACCCAGAAGTACAGTTGGCAACATCTGGAACAACTGGTTTAGTCGGAATCATTGATGACAACAAGACAACTTCTTTCTCAGCTACGGCTGTTAACGAAGTGGTTGCTTCAGGCGCAACAGCATTAGCTCACGCTAATATTATTGCCGCTTCGAACACAGCCGTCTTGGCTACTCCATCAGGAACGGTCACTTTGACTTCCCAGGTCAATGGCACGATTGCAGTTACAGGACTTGCTCCTGGTACAACAACCACTGTTTCGTATAGCTACATCATTCCAGGTAAAGCTGGTGATGATACTACATTGGCTTCTGGCAAATGCACTATCTGGTTGCAGGAAGGTGAGTATTCCACTGACGTATATGAATTGTCTACGGGCGTTCTAGTTTCCACATACACAGTAGGTACAGCCCTTTATGTAGCTGATAATACATACGGTCAGCAGGGTCGTTTGACAACTCGCGTTGGTCAGGACAAGGTAGCTTACGTTACCAAGGCTCCAACAGCAGGAAATCCATTCTTAAACTTCTTCAAGACGGGAATTTAATGAATAACACCAGATAATGAGGTGGCTGAGAATGCCAATTTTTTTAGAAAAAATTCCGGTTTATAACGGTGATATGACGGCTTTGTGCTCCACATCATCAGCAAAAGCCAGAATATTAATTAAGACCAAGAAAGCTAAAGTAATTTGCACTCATCCTTTTGCTATTAGGTTAAATAGCATAAAAGAAACAACTAAAAGAGATAGAGAAATCATCTCTAAACAAAATTCCTAGGAGAAATCATACAATGGCAAACGAATTATTTAACTCCAAGGGAGAGCTTAACGCCGCTTCCTCAGCCGATGCAATCAACAAGATTGTTGCATTCGCTCAGGCAATGCAGAATGGTGTAACAGCCGCCCCTTCAACAAACGCCTCTGTAAACGATGACGCAAGAGAAGCCCTCTTGGTCAAAGCAATGCAGAGCGAAAGAGGAAAGGTTGCTCTTGCTCAGGCAATGGCAAATCCAATCCGTAGAAACCTTGACTATCAGGGTGTAGGTCGTAAGGCTCTTCGCGTTGACCCACTACCTCAGGGTGCATTACCAGTTTACGATAAGGACATTGATGTATCAGCCATTGTCGTATCGTCAAACGGTGCCGCTCCAGAAAGCAGAATCAAGGGAGACCGTATTTCAGTTCCAGAATTCGAAATCGTATCTAACCCAACAGTTAGAATTTACGAAGTCAAGAGACGCCGTTTCAACGTCATTGACCGTGCTCAGCAGAGAGCAAGACAGGAAATCCAGGCTCAGGAAGATACCAACATTTTCGCCGCTTTGGATTTCGCTTCAACTCTTGAGAACGTAGCAACATCAGTTTCAGGTGGCACCCTTACCAAGGCAGGCTTGAACTACCTTGTAGCACAGGTTGACAAGTGGGACTTGGTAACATCAAGATTGTTCATGAACATCTTGACATTCTCTGGATTCCGTACATTCCAGCCAACTGACTTCGACCCAGTAACACAGCGCGAAGTTCTTCAGACTGGTCTTTATGGACACCTTTGGACAGCAGACATCATCGTTTCTAAGGTCGTTCCTGCTAACACAGTATACGCTACAGCCGACCCAGAGTTCGTTGGTGTAATGCCAATCAGACAGGATATTGAAGTATTGCCTGCTGATGAGCCAAAGCAGTTGAAGTTGGGCTGGGTTGTTAACGAAATTATCGGTATCGCAGTTGTAAACCCACGCGGCGTATCGAAGTTGACCGTCACTGCCTAATTAGTAGAAATACTAAAAAGAGAAAAAGAAATTGGCCTCTATCGAAAGATAGGGGCCTTTTCTTTTGTCTAATTTGTTCTAAAGCTGTAAAAACCTTATAACTTTTTATTATATTAAGGTGCCATACATGCGAGAATTTATATACAAATCGCTAGAAAAATTAATAGTCCCATTGATGTTTGTGCTACTGATAATCGGTGGAATTATGGCAATAGTCCTATTTATTTTTTTCTACATTAGAGGTTCCATAAAACATTTCGTATCTAGAAAAATACGTATAGCAAAAATAGTTTATAAAAAAGCTTCAAGAAGGATGCGCCGTGGAAAATAATTCAAGTGACCCAGAATGGGTTAAAAAAAATTTCGAGGCTATTAGGGATAGATATCGTATCACTGGTGTAGGCGGTGTTCAAGAAGCCACCGGAAAGAAACATGCCGATGATATTGTTGATAAGGAAAAAGATTTTGAAAATAGAAAATCACAAATGAAATCTGATAAATATAATGTAGCAGTTTATGTCCCAGCAAAGAAGTCAATCCCAAATGCAAGACCAAGGCAAGACAACACTCCACCAAGTAGCATAAGAACATTCGCTCTTGGGGAAGAGAGACCCAAAAAGAAACCAAAAGGAAAGTAGAGGAGAAAATCATGAGTATAGATAAGAGTAAGGTGAAGCAAACTAATGGTGGTGCGGTTGTTGATAATAATAATGACCATTATGACCCAGATATAGACAACAATACTGGTGGTTCACAAGTTGTTGTAATGTTAGGTGGAAAGCCAGCATTGGCTGGTTCAAAGAGAAAGATAGTGGAAGAACCTGTCGAGAAGACGGATGAGGAAGTTATAGAGAGTAATGTAAGAACAACAATTCTTCCAGACATGCTTGATTCCGAAGCTGAAGAGGTTGTTGTTAAGCAACCTGAGCCAAAGAAGGCTCCCAAGAAAATATCTAGAATCCCAGTTGCGGCTCCAGCTAAGAAAGCGAAGCCCAGAAAGAAGTAATTCATGAGCGATGATGCAAAGAGTTCTGTAACTGTAGATTATCTAATCGATTTAATATCTTCAATTAAAGCGGCTTTGCATAATACTGACAGCGTTGGTACTCAAAACAATGAAATCCTATCCGAGATTTCTGAAAATGTTGCTATTTTAACTGAGTTATATAAGAAACAAAGTCAGGACCAAAAGACAACACAAAGTAAGTTGGAAGATTTAATACGTTCAGTCAATGATTTGACAAGTAAATTAGAAATACATAAACAACAAATCATATCTTCTAATGATTCATTGGGAAGCACTGTTGCGGTTGTGAATGAGATGAAGAAGGGTTCAATTGAGGACGCTAGTGAAACATTGAACAAACTTAAGGATGCTATCACGGCAATTCAGGGCGATGTTTCATATTTGAAGACAAGAGAAACACAGAAAGAAATTGTAAGAGACATAGAAATAAAAGCCGCCGAGAAGGCTGAAAAAATTGTGGAAGCCAAGGCTCATTCGGAGACTCAAATAAAAACAGAAAAGAATAAGAATTGGTTTTCCAAATCTATGACTTTTCTAAAAACTGTTATTGACGGAGTAAGTGGAGTATACAAAGTTCTATTAGTGGCTACTATTTTATTGATACTTATCCTTTTAGGAATGCATATAATCACTTGGAACGATGTAACGCAATTAATTGGAATTAAATTATTTCAATAATGGGAGACATCATGAAAGAATCTACAGCGAACAGTATGGGAGATTTGCTTTCATCTATAAGTAATATAGGTGGGCAGTCAAAAGAGTTAGAGTTTAAAAGTAAGAAGATTGTTGAAAAGTTGAGAAAGAATAGGATAGCTTTAGTCCAAGATTCTTTCGATAGTGCTTTCGACCCAAATAACAACAACAAAGGATAAATAAATGACTTTTCTTATTGCAACGCTTTCTATAATACTATCGCTATTTTTCACATACAATCTCAAACAAATCATAGAGAAAATAAGAAGTGGGAAAATCACTAACAAACTTAGTGTGTTAGCAACTACGGCTTTAATCTTTCATTTCTTTTCTATCTTTGCATATTTCGCTTTTGGTTACATGGCTTTGGTTTTGATATCTGAAGCATACACATTGGGATGTTTAATTTATCTTACAGGAAAGAAATAATAGGAGACAAGAATGGCAATCGCATCTGGTTCATCGAATTATCCATCTAATTTTGATTTATTCCCAACATCTGGAACTCCCACTCTTTCTTATGTAATTGACCAAGAGAGAAGCCCCATCACGGGTCTTATCACAATGTCAGGAACTAAGATTCAGGGAATCCAAGTAAATAGTGTCTATACAATTCTTCAGACAATTGAAAAGACTTTGGGATTAAATCCTCAGAGCGTTTTTGCAGACGTTAACGCTCGTTTCAACGCCATCGCCATTTCGGGTGTGGGCGCTGGTGTTTATGTGCCAATTTCTGGCGGAACAATGATGGGTGATTTGGGAACCATTGCATCTGGAACACATAATCTTGGTGAACCAGGGGTTCCATTCGCTAACCTTTATGTTGATAACATTATAAGTCCAAATAGTTTCCAATTTGTACATAAATCCGGTGATACAATGACCGGAGATTTAAATTTATTAACGCAATTAACTAGAAATGATGGTGGAGTTTTAACAATTAACAATCCATCTGGCATGGTAAGCGTAGCATCACACGGCGGACAATTATACATGTTCTCCGATACATATGTTGATATGATATCTGTGGGAAATATGTCATTATCTGCCGCATATGGCGGAAGTTCTGGAACAATGTTTATTGGTGCCGGAGCAAGCGGAGAGATTGTATTAAATGCAAAAAACATTAGCACATCTGCCAATATATTGCCTTCTACATCTGGCACATTAAATCTTGGTGCTCCAACATTGCCATATAATGTTGTATATGCAAACATGTTCAGTGGATTAACATTTATTGGAACCTTTAGTGGTACAAACGCGGCTTATGTATTGAAAGCCGGAGATATCATGACTGGTAATCTAGTTTTCAATAACAACGCCATTATATCTGGAAGCTCAGTCACAAGTATGACTGGAGCATCAGGAGTATCGCTTTTCTTTAATGCTTCACCATCTCCTGGACAGTATTATGATATGTTGACTTTAGTAGATGGTAATACATCAATAGTTCAAGGTCAAAGTTCGGTGGCACAACTCTCGTTAACTTTTGATTCTCCAACTCAATCAATAAATCTTTCAGATTCAAGTTCAACAAATGGATATAAAAATTTAATTATGTCCGGTAACAATATAAATATCATAAATGACGCAAATGGTGGACCAACAGCTACTAACATAATTGAAGCTCACAACACTTTTAATTATTCAATAATAACCCAGGCAGTAGCTCAAACAAATATATCAACTTTAAATCCAGGTCAGGGAACTACGCTTGAATTAACTCCATATACAGCTTTAATGCAAGCATCAAATCCAGGAGGAATTGCTTCAGTAAGTGTTACTACTATTGGCTCGACCCAGGTCTCATTAAGCGGCACAACCATCAACACAACTGGAAACATTATTCCCACGTCTTCTGGAATAGATAATGTTGGTTCTTTGAATCAACCATATGCTTCAATCGCCGCTGTAAATGGATATTTTCACACTTTATCTGGAATGTCCCCAATCATATTAGAATCAGATTTAGTTCCTGTGGCTTCTGGTGCCCAAAATCTTGGTTCAGCGTCACGTCCATATAACACTATCTATGTGAATAACATAGTTCCGGCAGTAAACGGTGGTGGAAATGTTTCCGGAAATTATGTTCCAATTTCTGGTGGAACGATGACGGGTAATTTAAACTTCACAGATGGAAACGTCATAAACACATCGGGAAGCTTAAACGTAACTTCAGCTAGCATTTTAACATTATCCGGAAATATCACATTCATAGATTCATCTTTGTTTGAAGTTCACAACATAAATAACAATGGAGCGTTGGGAATTAATATCGGTGGTCAAGCAATAGTTTCTGTTGGACAGGGAAATACAGCTATAAATAGTGCAGTCGTAACTTTGGCATCCGGAACTACATTGTTGCCAAATTCTTCTGGAACGAATAATATAGGTTCTCCTTCAAGACCATTCAACACAATCTATGTTGAAAATATTGTTCCCGCAATCGGTGGGGCTTCTGGTAATTTCGTTCATATTACCGGAGACACTATGACTGGCAATTTAACTTTGTCAGGAGCGGGAATTAATATAAGTAATGATAATTCAAATGTGGTAATATCTAGTTATGGCTCTTATCTGATTAATGGAATTCAAAACACCATTATTACATCACAGCAATCCATGACTGGTGGACAAAACAACTTAATCAGCGGTGCCACGAATGGTTTTGCGTTAGGATTAGGAAACGTAGTGACTGCCAATCAGGGATTCGCCATTGGAGTTAGTGGCAACGCTATCGGAATCACATCCTATGTAGAGGGAAAATATAATTATTCATACAATGAAGCTTCTCACGCGGAAGGTATCAACAATGTCGCTTCTGGCGCGGCGGCACATGCTGAAGGAAACAGAAATGTAGCTTTTGGAAATCAATCTCACGTTGAAGGAATAGGTAACTCAACATATGGAGACCAATCCCACGCAGAAGGAAATTCTGTCACTGTACATGGAAGTCAGGCCCACGGAGAGGGAAATAAGTCAACAGCAATCGGAGACCAGTCACATGCCGAAGGTGAACAAACAACAAGCGTTGGACACCAATCCCATTCTGAAGGTAATTTTACTACAGCTCATGGGGACCAATCGCATTCAGAGGGTAATGCAACAATTGCCTCAGGCATAAGTTCACACGCTGAAGGTGAGACCACAGTTTCCTATGGACCTCAGTCACATGCCGAAGGAGTTCAGACACTAGCTTTCGGAAATCAGGCCCACGCTGAGGGTTCACAAACTCGCGCAATGGGTGATGCTACTCACACTGAGGGTAGTAACACAGTAGCCAGTGGTCAAAGTGCTCATGCCGAAGGTTATAACGGATATGCTATTGGTGGAGCTTCTCATACAGAAGGTCAAAACAATATAGCTTCTGGATTAAGTGCTCACGCTGAGGGAACGGGCAATCTTGCTGGTGGTGATTATTCTCACGCCGAAGGCTCAAATAATTTGGCAATTGGTCAATTTTCACACGTTGAAGGAGCAAATTCATTAGCTTATGGACAATATTCTCACGCCGAAGGTCTCGCAACTGTTGCGTGGGGTCCAAATTCTCACGCTGAAGGAAATACAACTATAGCTTCTGGAAATTCATCACATGCTGAAGGAGACCAAAACGTAGCGGGGGGAGACTACTCTCATGCCGAAGGTATGATGAACATAGCTTGGACAATTTTCTCTCATGCAGAAGGTGCTTTCAATTATGCTGGTGATGAGTTTGGAAGTGGAGCATTTGCTCACGTTGAAGGTTATCAAAACGTAGCGTATGGCACAATGTCTCACGCAGAAGGTAATACCAACAATGCTTCTGGTATGTCTTCTCACGTTGAGGGATATGGCAACATAGTAACTACAAATGCGCTTTTTTCACATGCCGAAGGAAACGGTAACTTTATTGATGTCCCCAATGCCCACGCCGAAGGTGGTTGGAACATCGTGTCTGGTTCTCAATCTCACGCTGAGGGAAGTTATAACGTCACAGTTGGCGCAATGTCACACGCTGAAGGTTATTCCAACTTTGCATTTGGAGATAACTCACATGTTCAGGGAATTGGAAACATAGCAAGCGGAGATTCCTCTTTTGCTGGTGGAAACTCTTCCCAGGCTAATGGATATACATCTGTTGCACTTGGATACGCTGGTATAGCTAATGCCTCTGGTTCCTGGGTGTTTACTGATGGAGATATAAATAATTCAGCAACTAACAATGTACCGAATTCTTTATTGATGAATTTTCAAAGTGGTGTTTCATTGATGTCTGGAACAAATTTCTCTGTATCAATGATTAACAATGCAATTGTGACGAAACAAAAGTTTATGATTGAACCATCTGGACTAGTTAATGGTTTAAACAATGTATTTACTCTTCCAGATGCACCATATGGAAATACTTTAATGTTACATAAAAATGGATTATTATTGATTCCAAGTGGTGTTCACTCACTCACTAGTGATTATATTCTTTCTGGAAATACCATAACTTTCATAGCAAACCCCACATCGGGAGCGACTCTTATTGCCGCTTCGTATGGATATTTAGGATAAAATATGCCAATTCCAAACATTTATTCATATGGTCCATACACTGTTGTTGTGTTTTCTGGAAATGGAACTTTTACTCCAAATTCCAATGTTACCAATTATGACTATTTAGTTGTTGGTGGTGGTGGCGCTGGTGGTCCATCTGGATTAGGTGGTGGCGGCGGTGCTGGAGGAGTTCTATCTGGAACGGTCTCTATATCTTCATCACAAATTATAACAATTGGTAGTGGTGGTTTGGGAGCGTCTGATGGAAATGGCGGGGTATCATCAATCGGCTCATTGGTTATGGCTTCAGGCGGCGGACACGGCGGAAATTATAATACTGGCGTTCCAAGCAATGGAGGCTCTGGTGGTGGTGGTTGGGACCAATCTGGTTTTGGCTCTGGAATTGTAGGTCAAGGTAATAATGGTGGATATGGTTACGTAGTCGGAACAGTATTTGGCGGTGGCGGCGGTGGGGGCGGTGCAACAATCGGTTCTGATGCCCTCCCAGTAAGTGGAATATTTTGTCAGGCTGGAAACGGTGGAAATGGTATAATATCAGATATAACCGGAACACCAACCTACTATGCAGGCGGTGGAGGTGGCGGTGGTTTCGCCCCTTACGGAAATATTGCTGGCAATGGTGGTCAGGGTGGTGGGGCGAGTGGAGCTTACGTAGCCGCCGTTAATGGATTCTCGGCCATTCCAAGTACTGGTGGTGGCGGTGGAGGAGCTTCTGGTGGTGGTTCAAATGTTGGTGGAGATGGTGGTTCTGGTGTAATTATTATAAGATATCTTACCTACGTGGCTCCAATAGTTCCAGTTTTAGGTGGAATTTATATAATATCACCATAGGAGATTTAAATGATAACACAAATTCAAAATACTGATATTAATAATCCATTCAATATGGCGTATGAACAATATGCCTTTTCTGGAACTGGTGCGACTGCGACATATACTTTTACACCAACTCATGTTCCAGCCAACAACCTGTCCATTAATCAGGCTTATGTTTGGAGTCCTAACGATAATATAATTGTACCGCAACCAAACTATATAGTGATTGCAACTATGGACCATGTTGTAAACTCAATGAGTTTTGGAATATATGTTTCTGGTTCAAATATTTGTTTGGCTGATATAGCTGTTCGTGGTCCAAATTTACAAAACGGTACACCATACGTATTGGTTGTAAGTTATTTATACTAATAAATTTAAATTATTAGCAGGAGATGATATGACACAGAACATAAACGACATAATGAGCACATATAATTCTGACTTAAAGAATTTGATAAGCCAGATTAAGCCAAAGGCTAGTCAAGAAGAAATGCAAAACATCAAAACACAGATAGACGCACTTGGAATTAAATTGCAAGCCGACATCAAGGCGACTAGATAAATAGGGGTGTGTTATGTACACTTTAAAAAGAGGCGATTTAATATTTGTTCGTTCCAGCGGTTTCATAGGATGGGGAATAAGATTTTTAACTCAATCTGAAATAAATCATGTCGCAATATATCATGGAGACGAAAAATTAATAGAAGCTCAATTGGGTAAAGGTGTTCAATACAATACCATAGATAATTATCTAAACGATAAAAATAATTACAAAGTTTATGCTGGTTATGTTTCTTCCGCCATAACCAATGATATGATAGAAAAAGCGATTGCAGTTGCTTCTAATGAATTGAACAAACCATATGATTTATTTGGACAGATTGGTGTACTTGTAAAAATTATTGTTACTTCAATCGGTCTTGGAAGAGTAGTTCAGTTCTATGGAAAGAACATTGCTCAAAAAACAAACGCTTTTTGGTGCAGTGAATTAGTTGACTATGCATATGATAATGCTGGATTTAAACTCACACAAGTTGACCAGAGATATGCAACACCACAGGATTTAGCTATAAGCAAATTTATAACATTTGCTAATTTAGACTAAGAGGAAAATATGGATTTAATACAAGGCGATAACGCCACTTTTTATATGAATGTATCTGATGGAAGTACTCCAATTTATACTGGAGTATCGGGCGTTACTATTGATATTTATCATTTTAACGGTGGATTTGTATATGACGTTGCTTCTGGGAGCATGATTCAACAAGCCTCTCCATTTGCAAACATCTGGTATTACACTTACCAAATTCCATTAAACGCTGATGTAACTACTTACAATTCAGTCTATACAGCATATTACAGTGGAAATATAATTCAGACAACAGAATCTTTTAGCGTGTTGCCTTCAGCATTCAGTTTTCCATCTCCAATTGGTGGTGGAACTATATCTGTTTCAGGTTCCATTGTTGATGCAAGCGGCAATGGAATATATCCAGCATCTCTTGTTGTAACGAGTGGAAATACAGCCTTCGCCGCAACCACAACTGACATCAGTGGAAATTATGCAATTGTTCTAAACGCTGGTTCTTATATATTTGGTGCTTATGCAACCAGATACTTTTCAAATCAGGTCGCTCAGACCATTCCTTCCGGAACAAATTGGCTTGTGGCTCCAATTGGATTACAGTTGGATAATCAGGGTGCTGTTCAAATTTCTGACACATTCTTGTTTAAGACTCCACAAAGACAGCTTATTCCTCTTCCAAACTTAAAGGTAAGTTTATTCCCTCAAGACAGTATTGGTGGAGATTTACCAACAGCTATTGCTTATACAGATGTAAGTGGAACATTTGTAATGAATGCTAATGCTGGATTGTATTCCATGACTGTTCAGGGTGAATTCTGGAATCCAGTAAAGAATAGAAATGATAGATACAATTATCAATATGATATTGAAGTAAATCCAGTTTGGAGTGGAACTGGAATTTCTGGAACATCCACACCGTATAACTTCCAATATTTGGATACTAGCAAGTATAATTATATTGGCGGCGGTTATAGCGGAGCATACTAAGCGAAGTGAGTAAAGGAGAAATATCATGTTAGGGACATTTACAAAGGGAATGAAAGTAAAGATACCAGCAAATTTCAAATCAAACGGTAAACCTATTCCGGTTGAGAATGTCACCGTAAGGATTGAACATTACGATGATATTGAACGCAGAGTTATGCATGACCTCCCAGAAACATTAATGAAACAAGTAAGCTCCAGTGATTATTTGTATGAATACGAAGTTCCTCAATCCATGAAGGTTGGTTCGTATGTAGTAAGAATGGCCGCTAAAATTCCTCAAAATGGAAATAAACTTTTCGAAGCTTGGGAACAGTTTGATGTAGCAACTTCAAGTTTGAGTATACAACCAGACGACAGGGTTGCTAATGCCGAAGAAATACAAAGAGAACCCGTAAAGATAAACGGCTCCACAGATTTTTATCAGCACGATAATTTTGTTTCTCCCAGCCAAGAAAAAGTGGTAGAGGATGTGGTGGTGGATGTTGAAAATAAACCAATTAAGGGAGTGCATGTAAATGTCTATCCCAAAAGAGAATTTTCACCAAAAGACCCCAACAATGTTAAGGTTGCCTCAACAATGACGGATGAAGACGGAAAGTGGAGACTTGCTTTAGTACCTGGAGAATATGCCTTCTCCTACAAAGGAATCGGTTACAAAGAATATAGAGAATTCCGAAAGGTATAAGGATGGTCCTCATGCGCGGATATAAGAAGCTCGTTAAAAACGCTAGAGAATATCTGAAGACTGTTGAAGATAGGATGCAGAATATCTCAAATGATAGCGAAGAATTTTATATAATAATGAAGGAATTCTATGATTTCTTAAGCGAGATAAACAGTATCCGTGCTAGAAACATAGAAGAATTTACTTTGCCGGAAGATGTTGAAGTAAACTTAAACAAATTGAACACTGAATTTAAAATTAAGAATTTCAATGGTGACGAGAACACTTGGGCTGAACATATTCAGGATAGTATTTTTAGATTGTTGAATTTATATAACACCATGCCTGATGGAATGAATAGTCGAGAAAAAAGAATCATACAAGATTCGGTTGAAAGACATTATAAGCATCTACTTGAACTTGTAGATTATTATCAAAAACAATTTGGGAAAGATATTCCAACCCCATACAGACAGGAAATGGTTTCTTGTATAAAAAAGTTTCAAACTCATCATGGTTTATATATAAAAACCAAAGAAGATATGAATCTAGGAAGTAT